GTTTCTTCTGCTGATTCTTCTTTTGAAGTTTCTTCTACTTCGATATCTTTGATATCATCTTCTAAAAGACCTTCATAGATTGATCTTGATTTTTCTACAACGATATTGTGGAAAATCTCTTCTGCCGCTGATTTGTCGTCAGCGATTAATTTTTCAAGCATTTGCTCGAATTTACTTTTATCTGACATTATTTTTCTCCTATTAACTGTTTTTGATAAGACTGTCCTTATTATTTACATTATTGTTGGTAAAAACGGCAGATAACGGCCCGTTAGAGAGTGTTTTAGACGTCAATTTTACAGGTGATAGCGTCTTTTGAACTCTTGCACTGTGATTTCACTGTAATTTGTGTATTTTTTTAGATCTTTTGCTTCAAACACGTGTGTTCCTTCAGGTATCACTCTCACAAATCTTTTCAATGCATTCTTTTGCAGTACTATCGAAGTCTGTCTATTCCAGTTGCCATGATAGGTTGCCACGTCTGTATTCTTTTTGTAGTTGGGTGTGTCGCCATATATGTTGTTTAGTTTACCATCTTGGTTGCCTATGAAGTCAAAACCTAAGATGTATATCAATTGATGCTCTTTTTGTGTGGCTAGATACAATGCTGTGGGTCCAGATGACCAACCTAAACTAGGTTCAAAGAAGTTCAATCCATTCCATTTTTTATATGCTCTATTTGGATTGGTCCAAACCGGCATTTTTCTGTGTGCATCAGCATGACATATTTCATTAATCATCTTGGCATCTACTGCCACAAGGTAATCTGGTGTGAATGTTCTGTATACGGCATTGCAGGCATACACTTTGCCGTGTTGTTTCAGAGGCTCTAATGGTATAGGCTTACGACTGAGACCGTTGCCCAGTACAAATGCCACGGACATCTATTATACCTCTGGTTGATTAGCGGAGCCGTACATTTTTCTCACAAATTCTAACTCTTTTTGTTGCTCATCTTTGTGAAACTCGCCGGCTTTACGTGCTTTGTTGATCTGTTTTAGTGTAAGACGTGTTTTACGTGTATCACTTACACCCATAATACCTTGGTCAGATGTAGGATCGTATTCCTTTTGTTCACCTGATTCAGTAGAAATTTTGTCGAAATAAAATAATTCACGTAGTATCATAATGATATTTATGTTTAAGTGCCTGGAGTTGTAGTTCCTGCGTCTGGTGGAGTGCCTGCTCCTGGAGTGCCTGCACCTTCGTCACCTGGTTCTGTTGCTGGTGCTTCAGGCTCAGCCGCATCTAAGTCTGCTTGGATACCTGCTGTGCTTACACCTGCACTTCTTAACTCTGTTGCTGAAGTTGTAGGTTTAGCCTGCGTGGTTGCATCGTTTTCTTCTCTCCATAATCTTTCGTTTTCTGCCATTTCTTCTGGAGTTAATCCTAAGAATCTTGAAAGTGCATAACGTTTGCTTACAAATGGAACCTGAGCAATCTGTGTGTAAGTAGAAATTCTATTGTTATCAACCTCTGCTTGTCTATAAGATGCAAAGTTCATTGGTGGATTAAACTTAATATCAAACATTGCGATGTCAATATTAACACCTTTTTCTATCAAATACTGTTTGAACTCTTGATTGAATTCATTTGATACCATGTTTTGTAATCTTTCACAGTATTTGTTAAATCTTAATTCTTGAATGTATGCTGTGCCTACTCTACCATCATTGTATTGGCTTTGTCCATCATCAGCACCTGTTGGCAAATAAGAACTTGGTATACGTAAACCTCTTAATAGTTTGTTTGTAAAGTATTTTAGATCATCAATCTCACCTAAATTAGTACCACCTGGTAATGTTTCTACTTTAGAACCTCTACCTTCTGCTGTTTGTGGGAAGAAATAATCTTCATTGATAGATAATGGATTGTAACTTGAATCAATTACGTTTGTACCACCACCCGTGCTTGACGGAATACGTCTTTGGTGTATTTCTGTTTTAACTCTTTCTACAAATTGCATTGCCAAGTGCGATGGCATATTACCTACGTCAATGTAAAACACTCTACGTTCTGGTGCTCTTTGTACTCTGTAAATTATAATTGCATCTTCTAGTAATTCTTTTTGTTTGTAAACTTTAAAAACACTTTCTAACAGACTGTTTCCAAATGGAAAGTTCAAATCAAGACCTTCACTTAAACTTAAATGGAAAATGTGCTTGGCATCAACAGCAATTTCTCTTTGTCCTGTAGCAAATCTTGTGCCTGGTGAGTCTTGATAATTTGCACCAACCATACCTCTTACACCACCTGTTAAATATCCTGAACCACCGCCAGTTACATTACCAGTTGTTTGATATGGAGTTGTTGCCACAAGGTTTCTAAAGTTAAAATTAATATCTCTTACAACATATTGTTCAGGAGTTTTTCCTGTGCTTTCATTTACAATAATTTTAGAAACTTTTGCAGGATCAACATGAAATAATTTCTTTGTTTCTGGATCTCTAATAAAGAATGAATCACCGTACTTGAATACATTACGCATGATTTTAAATATTCTCTTGTTTAAATCATTTAATTTGCACCACTGATGCAAATATTGTTCAATAATTTGTACTTCTGTGTTTGTTGCTTTCTGATTGTATGTAAATTTAAATGGAGTATTGTTTTGTGTGTTGTTCTGTGTGCAAAATTCTGCAAGAATATCAAGTGCGGCATTGACCTCACTGTCCATATCCATTACATTGTATTGTCCATATCTTTCTATTCTGTTTGGTGCACCACTGTACACATCAGGAAGATAAGATGAATAGTTTGAACGTGCAGGACCAGGCTTGCCTGTTACTCCTCCACCCATTGCTGAATATGTGCCATCAGATGCTCCTGCAACTGGTACTTCACTAAAAAATTTTTTCCAACTCATTATGTGTTATCCGCCACTATTTTTGTATTGTCTGATACGTTCTTAGCAAATTTATTGTTCTGATCCATCATCATTAAAACTTGCTCCATTGTAGTATTTAACTTATCCAACTTGTTTCCTGTTTCAGTTGCGGATGTTGTAATTGATCCTGACATTCCGGAATTCAGATTGTTCATTGCTTCTCCAAGATTACTTAAACTGTTAGCATACATATCAATCTTACCTTTGTCAAGAGAATCTAGTGTTGCATTGATACTTTTGGCAAAGTTTTCTGGTCCACCGCCAAAAAGTTTTCCAAAAAAGCCTGTTGCTGATGCACTTGTGGCACTTCCCATGTCTACCATTGCACCTGCCAGTGTTTTCAAACCACTTGCTGTGTCTTTTAAACCTTGGCCATCTATGTTGGTGAGCCCTTCTATACCTGTTGTAAATTTTTGTAGTGCACCACCCATTAGATATGTCGCGCCGGCAATACCTGCACCCAATACTGCAATAGACCCTGCTATGATTGAGGCTCCTAATAAAATTTTAGGATTAGCCAATGTGCCTAATGCTCTTCCTAATAGAGAAAATACTTTTCCTGCACCTGCACCTATTCCTTTAGCAAGTCCACCTACGTTTGCTCCTATTCTAGATACTGATCCACCACCTCCACCGCCAAGATAAGAACCAGCAGAAGTTAAACCTTTGCTCGCCGCTTGTCCTAACTTAATACTACCAAAGCCTCCTAGTGCCAATAAAGCGACACCTATTGCAGTTCCGAACTTGCCCATTTCTTCAGTTAAGAAGGATACCATATTTCCAAATAGTTCTAAAGGAACAGAAATTAAATTAAACAGTCCTGCTAGTGTTGTTGTTGCCGGAGCCAACACCGCCGCGAATGCTGTTCTCAATCTTTGTGTTGCTCTGTCAAATTGAAGTGCGGCTGTTCCTGCGGCTTCTTGTGCTTTTCTTTGTTCTTCAGTCACTTGTTGTAAATCGCCTAAAGCATTTTTAAATGCAATCGTTTCGAATCTTACATCAAAGAAGTCTACGCCGAATTGTTTTAATTGTGCAAATCTTTGTCTTTCTTCTGCACTTAAATTTCCTGTTTCTTGTGCCGCTGTTTGGAACACAGACATCAATTGTTCTACTGAACCCGACTCACCTCTGCTGACTCTGTCCAGTGCTTCACTAAATCCTTGCAACTGCATAATACCTGCCTCTCTTGCATTTGTAGGAATTCCGCCTGTTGCAATTAAATTTCTTAATGACTGTCCAAGTTCTTGCGAACCTTTATCTGTTAAAGACAATGCTCTCTGTATCACTGCTTGTTGTTTTTGATCCATACCAGCCATTTGTAATTTTAATCTAGAGTCAGCGGCATTCTGTTTCATTTCTTGTGCCAACATATCTCTATTTTTTCCTGTTAGCCTTGTTAACAAGTCAAGATTAGTTAGGTACTCATCCGCACCTGAGGCAAGTTCTCGCGAAGTCATTGTTTGTGTTCTGCCTAATTGAGTTTGGATTTCTAAATATTCACCTGCACCTTCGGCAATTCTGTCCATTGTAAAACCTAGACCAGATAATTTTTCGAATGTTTCACCTTGTGAAAGTTCTATGAGTGCTTGGGAAAATCTTTGGAATCCTTGACCAGCAGTTCCACCTAGTAAGGCAAGATTGCCTTGCGCCGCCGCAACTGCTGAGGTAAGTTGCCCCATTGTTAGTCCTGTTATTCCAGATACTCTTCTTAATTCACTGATGCTTTGACCTGCTGTTGCACCCACAGTTGAAAGTTGTCTGTAGAAATCTACGTTGTCAGACAACGCATCTAAAAGTGTACTTGCAATGTAACCAACAGTTTGTCCTAATACACCCATCTGTGCTGTGGAATATTTTACTGTTGATCCGAGACTTTTTAGTGTACCTGTGGCTAACGTAACACCAACAGCCATTGTGTTTTGAATTTTGGCATATTTGTTTAATCCAGTGGTTGTTTCTTCCAAATCTTCATTGAGGTCTTCCAAATAGGATCCCACAGTTTTCATTTCTTTGGCAGTCTTTCCTGTGGCTTGTGCCACTGACGCCATACCTGTGCTTCCGCCAAGTGCTTTTACCAATGCTTTAAGTGTGGTTTCCTGAGCAACGCCTGAGGCGGCTATGCCCTTTGCCAATGCATCCAATTGATCTGGTGTTAAATCTGCCATATTACCAAATTGTATTTAAATCCAATCATTAAGTACGCACTTAATACTCATCACTAAATATGTGTATATAAAAAAGTGCGTAACACTTTCTTGTATTTATTGGAGATAAAATGACAGAATTACAACAAGGACAAACACCACAAGCGAATCCTTTAAAGAAATATTACAGACAACCCAAGCAGTATATCAAACTGCCTAGCGGTTACAAATTTTATCCTGAAGGAGCAATACAAGTTCCAGAGTCAGGAGAGATTGCTGTGTACCCTATGACAGCAAAAGACGAATTACTTTTTAAGACACCAGATGCATTATTAAACGGTGAAGCCACTGTAACAGTGATACAGAGTTGTGTGCCAGCCATAAAGAATGCTTGGGCAATGCCTAGCATAGATGTTGATGCTGTGCTAATAGCAATCAGAATGGCAACATACGGTGAAAAGATGTCTGTGCCGGTCACAATACCTAACACAAAAATACAGAGAGATTTTGAATTAAATTTACAATCATCTCTGGACAAACTTCTTTCAGCACAATATCAAGACACTGTGTTTGTGGCAGACATGGAAGTGACTACCAATCCTTTGAATTACAGTCAGTTCACAAAGATGGCAATCAAATCTTTTGAAGAAGCACGTTTACAGGAAACAATAAGAAATCAAGACATACCTGAAGAAGACAAACTGAAAAGATTTCAGCAGAGTTTAACAAAATTGACTGCGTTAAATGTTGGCATGGTCACTGAAACTGTGGTATCTGTAAAAGTTGATGGACAGACTGTAACAGACAAAGCCATGATAGCAGAGTTTATTGAAAATGCTGAAAAAGGATTCTTTCAAACAATACTGGATCATTTAGAAAAACAACGAGATGCCTTTGCACTTCCTGAAATGGAAATCACAACCACGGAACAAGAACGCAAAGAAGGTGCTCCAGAATCTTTCAAACTACCTATACAATTTGATACCGCAAATTTTTTCGCTTAAAAATCTCCACACTGGATATTTCTGAGATCCTTAAGATGGCCAAGGACATGGAAAATGAAACTAAAAATTTCAAAGCAGAACTCACAAAAATTGCTTGGTTCATGCGTGGTGGAGTCACAATGGAAGAGATATACATGAGTGCACCAGAAGACAGAGAGATCATGGCAAAAGTGATCAAAGACAATCTAGACACAGCCAAAAAAACAGGACAACCGTTCTTTTAATGCAAACTAACACATAATATAAAGTGTAAAATAATCTACCTTACAGACATCTAAAATCAAATATGCTGTTTTAATGATGAAATCACCTGTTCTAAATAATACACCTATGCAAGTATACACGCAAATAACCAAACCTGCGGAGTTAAACGGAGATGATGTCTGGATACCCTGTATGAAAACATATACAGTGGACCATGATCCCGCCAAGCCGCAAGGCTTAATCATCACACACATCGAATCAGTCAATCATTACAAACACAGTCTCAAAAAATTACTAGATCAAAAAATTTATGCAGTGGGTTCCAAGACCTACGATAGACTAGTGGAGATAGGATTTAACGAAAACAACATACACTGGCGACACAAGGCGGATGAACTCAAACTGATGAGTAAAGACGTAGGGCCACTCACGTGGCTCCGCGGAGACAAATACGCAAGAGATTTTTCGAAGATGCCAAATGTGACCACCATCCAGACCTACGAGTCACGTCCTGACAGGGACGCCGTTAAAAAAATTTTAAAGATGGATCCCAAAGTGATTCATGTGTACCAACAAAGTGTGTTGGAAGAATTGGAAGTTAGAGATTGGAGTCACACAAAACTCCGCTATGTTCAGAGTGCAGACCCTGATAAGAGTTTGTGGTTGGACTGTGAACAGTTTGATCCTAATGTGTAAGAACGACTGCGTCGTTCTGCTTCGCTAAACGCTCAGCAATTAAGCAATCAACATAACGAAGTTATGTGTCGCATCATGCAGATAGTTGATCCATACTTCACCCGTTTGGGCAAAGTAGGAGCCATCATGCGAGATTAGCCTGCCATTGTGTGAGAGGAAATTTCTTTCGATCGGAAGCGGTGACCCGCCAACTCCCTATTCCAGACTTCATAGTCACGGGCAACTGACCCACCCTTCACAAACAAAGTGAGTAGTTGTGATGTTGTATCTTTTTCACAGAGCATCTTCTTTTGTGCCTCAAGTAAGCACTTGCCTTGCAACTCAGGATTCACCTAACGTTTTATCAACTGCATTTCCTGGATATCGCTATCAACTGTGTTGCTATGTTAAGCCTTGTGAGATTTTAATTCTTCTTTTAGGACTTTGGATCCGCCTACGCGAACATTAATAATTCCATTGTAGTAGTCGTCTGTTTCGAGCACTCTTCTGTCAAACTGTTCCTTGGCTTCCAAATAACTCATTGTGCCTCTGTTTGAGCAAATGTATAATATTTCCCTAGTAAATTTGTCTTCCCCTTGTGCCTTGACGTCAGCAACCAAATGATCATTGGAACCCCAATAGTCTCTCCAGTCACTTTCGACTTTGCTTCTACGTTTGTTTATTCTTCCCTTGAGTGGCGGACGTGTCTTCTTGAATTTTGCCAGTTTTTTGCCCACATATTTTTTACCGTTGGTTGTATTGGTAATGAGATACACAAAGCCTTCACAGTCTTCTGGCAGTGTGTCTATGGGTTTTCCTTGATATGTCCATGCCATACCAATACTTACCGTGTGCTATTTTTGGTTGTGTGTCTTTTGATTTCTGCTGTCTTCAAACTCTGTTGTGAGTTCTTTTCTACGTGTTCGGGCCAAAATTCGAATTTCCGCGAGCGCCTTTCTGGCGGCTACTTTGGTAGCGAGGCTCCGCCTCTTCGCGAACTGCTCGTTTGCCTTGAAGTACGCCATGTATGCTTTGGTCAACTTATCATGTGTATCATCTTGTATGCTCATATGTCTCCACATCATTTGCATAAGAAGTGAATCCGTTTTCTTTTATCACTTTCAATACATTGTTTACACGCCCTACCAGTTCATCTTTGTGACTGATTAAGAATATGTTTTTGCCTCTCTCCCTACTCATCTTTTTCAATATTGCTAACGAACTTTCAACACCTGCACTGTCCATACCACTGTCTATCAATTCATCTAGGAACAACAGATTAATATTTTGATACAAGTTTTCCCATACATCTCTGAATGCAAAACTCATACCTAGTATTAATCTGTTACGTTCACCTCTGCTCAAGTTGTCAAAATCTAAGTCTTGACCGAGTTGAGTGATTTCCACACTCAAATCATTTTTGAATGTGACCAAGTGTGGAAGTCCCAATTGATCCAAGTAGTGTGTTAACCTGTTGTTCAAGAAGGTCAGGTTTTGATCAATTATCTTTTTCCTTATGAAGGAATCTTTGTTTGTTAACAATTTGTACAAGAATTCTTGATGTTCTTTTAGTTTTTGTAGTGTGTTTGCTTCATCCCAATTTATTTCTTGTAGTGCTTGTTTTTGTAATTCATCTATTTGATCTATGTATGGATTGGATTCTTTTTGTTTGTTTTTCAATGCTGTTTCTATGTTGCCCACGTATTGTTTGTGTTCGTATGCTTCTTTTATTGTGTCATAGTATGTGTTTGGTTTTTCTGTGAGATCGCCTAAATCTTTAAGTTCTTTTTCTGTTTCATCTAATTGTTCCTGCAAATCCATCACATAACTGTTTGCTTCTCCATATTCTTCTTCTAGTTTTCTCTGCATTTCTTCAATTTTTTCATTTGGCAAATCCTGACCACAAGCATAACAAGTGGCTTTTTCATTTAATTTGTTCAAATCTTTGTCTAGTTTTTTAGCAGTTTTATCTGCTTGTTCTATTGTGGCTTCCAAATTACTTTTATCTTTTAGTAATTGTCTTTGCTCTTTGTCCAGTTTATGCCAATCTTCTAATGTCTTGTGTGCATCAAGTTCTTTTTCAACATCAAAATTTTCTAATTCTTGCAAATTCTTTTGCAATTTTTCAATATCATCTTTGTTTTGTGTTTCCCAAGCACTGCTTTTATGATGTAAACTTTGAATTGTTTCTTCAACTTTCTGATTGCTTATTTTAAGACCTTCTAATCTTGCTGTTTCCATAGCAATATCTTCTTTAGTCCTTTTAATTTTTGTTTTCAGTATTTCTGCTTTTTCAGACAACAACTGTATACCTAGTAATTGTTCTATAATATCTTGTTGTTCAGAATGATGTAAAGCCAAAAACGGTTGAGTGTATGTGTTAAGTGCGACAAGATGTTTAAACATACGTGGAGTCATACCAATCATTTTGTTCAGGTCTTCTTGTGTTTTACGTGAGTCACCTTGACTGACGTCTGATAATTCTTGTTCTGTATCATCAATAAAGTATTTCATAACGTTTGGTTTTCTACCACGTTCTACTCTATATTTTTTGCCTTCCTTTTCAAATGTAATTGTGACCAACATACCTTTTCCGTTGGTTTTGTTTACAAGATTATCTCTACGTATTTTTGTAAGTGCTTCACCATATAGTGCATAGGACAGTGCATTTACAATAGTTGTCTTACCTGTACCATTACGCGATCCTGCATCATCACCACCCATGTCTAAGTTTTCACCTAGTACAAGTGTTAATAGTTTTTGTTGGAAGTCTATGGCCTGGGTTTGATTACCCACACTCATAAAATTTTTAACTGTAAGAGTCTTAATTAGTATCATTATTCAAATCTCTAAATATACCTAACAATACTTGTTTGTCATATGCGTCTGATTCAATTGATTCAATTTCTTTAGAAACTATCTGATCAACACTTTCAAACTTTGTGATATCTATGTCGGTATTAATTTCTTCGTCTTTTTTGTTAGGAATTAATGTAATTTCTCTACATCCATATTCTTTCATAAATGTTTCTTTTATAAAACTTGCTTCTTCAAAACTTATATCAATATCTAGTGTAACTCTCAAATGCATTTTGCTTTTCATGATGTCTTTAGTTTTATCCAGCAGTGTGCTTAATTTAACATTTCTATATTTAGGACAGTTGCCCCAATTAAAATACACAGGCTCTTTGCCATGTTCTAGTATCATCATGCCACGTTCATCGTCATCTACATCTGCGTAATTGTGCGGAAACGGATTACCTAAATAATGAATATTATTCTTAATTTGTCTTTTGTGGAAATGTCCAGAGAACACATATTCCTGAGCAACAAAGTCACTGCCTTTTAGTTCGCCAGTGTCTGGCATTTCTACCATTGCATTCATAAAAAAGTTCGGCAGTTCAAAATGCCCGAACATATATTTGCATTTCATCTTGCCCACCTTTTTCCATTCATTACCAACAAGCCAAGGAACCATTACCACATCATCTATCTTTGTGATTTCGTTGATCATTGTGATACCTGGAATAAATCTTCCGAATTCAGTTGACTGTATATCTCTGCTGTCTTTGTAATATAAGTCGTGATTGCCTGGAAAGAAATAAAATTTATCGAATGCTTTTCCTATTTTTTCTAAACTTCTAATAGAAGCATCCATAGTGGTTATGTTTACACTGTTTCTATTGTGATGCCAGTCACCACAGAACATTCCAGTTTCACAGCCATGCTGTTTCGCAAGGTCTATGTACCAGTCTATAAATTCTTCGCAATCATCGTTGTGTAACTTTGAGTTGGATTTCAAGCCAAAGTGTATGTCAGTAAAAACCGCTAATTTCTTGAACAAAATAATTCTCCTACTTGTCTACAGCATAACTTAAAAGTTACGCAATGTCAACTACTTCTTAACTTTTTTGGCAACTTTTTTTACAGGCGCTTTACGAGGTGTCGATGCTTCGCCTTGTGTTTGTCTCGTCATACTAGGCATCATGTTATTCATTTCAAGAATGTCATCTCTAATGTTTTGATTTCTTTTTTCGATGTTTATTATTCTAACAAATGAATTTGTTACTGCCGCTGTGTAATATGCAAATGGATTATTTGATTTGGATTCATCAAATTGTAAACCAATCTGTGCCAATTGCAATATGGCTTGTCCTTGCATTTCGTCGTTGTATGTGTAACCTCTCACATTACCTCTTGTACCATATCTTTCGCACAATTTCATCCACATCAATGCCAACTTATTTGTTGCTTTACCAATGTCTTTGTTAAATTTTCCATTGTGCAATCCACCTTCCCAATGACTTTTGCCAATACAAGTTAAGTTGCCTTTTTTATCGTATTTCCAATGTTGGAATGGTGGGAAATTTACTTTAACTTTTCTGTCTGCTACATTTCTTGGATTTCTTTTTCTGCCCGGATCTTCTGGAATATGATCATAAGTCATCACTCTAAATACCACATCGTCTTTGGATATTTTACGATAATCTATGTCACATTCAGACAGTTTGGTCTTAGGATTTATTGCTTTCCGTCTTTCATATTCCTGTTGCGTAAGCCTTTTGGCTTTGTTTCTCTTTGCTTGAGCCACTGTTCTAATGTTAATTGCGTCTATTTTATTCACAATCAAATCATATGTGGAATATGTATCTTTGGTATAACTGCAATATGAATTTTTAGATTTGTGTATTTCTTCTAACAAATCCTTATTATTAAGGTAATTTACTTTAGTTTTCATGAATACTTTCTATTAGTTATGCCTTCATTATAAACTGAGCAGTTAATTTTGTCAATAAATAAATGTAAGGATGTAACCAAATGGTAGATTTCAGAAACAAATTGAAAAACACAAAAGTAGATCTCAGCACGGTCAATCAGCAAGAGGCGTTTGAAAAAATGTCAAATAACCTGGATGTTGCAACTAATATTGTAGGCAAACTGAAGGATAAATTTGTAGACACCGCGGCTAATATTACTGCCCAGGCAAAAAGAATGAGCGGTAGTTTAAAAAATTTAATCAACGGTGAATTAAGTGTAGACGGTAATGCACAAACTATTGTCACAAACAAAGCGAAAGCAGTGGCAAAAGATTGGAGAGTAAGTTTAAGTGTACCAGAATCTATCAAACAACACATCAAAAAAGGTGGTTTGCTTGAACCTTTAATAAGAACAGACAGCAAAATGATATTCCCGTACACTCCAACGATTTATGTGTCTCATCAAGCATCTTATAATCCTTTACAGCCTGTACACACAAACTATCCTTATTATGCTTATGAAAATTCCAGAGTGGGACAGATGACAGTCACAGGAGAGTTTTTTGTGCAGAATTCACTTGAAGCCAAATATTGGGTAGCGGCAGTTCATTTCTTAAGAACAGTTACAAAAATGTCTTATGGTGAAAACAGTCCTAACAGAGGTCAACCACCTCCTGTATTATTTTTAAATGGTTATGGCGATTACACATTCAATCAGGTTCCTGTTATTGTAACAAACTTCCAATTTGACTTAAAAAGAGAAGTTGATTATATTTCAACTGGTTTAGGAAGCACTGAACAGGCTGATGATGACGGTGGAATTTATTCATTGGACAAAAATGCATGGGCACCATCAGAAAGTTTAATTACAGTTGAACTGGTACCACAATACAGCAGAAATCAAATCAGTCAGTTCAATTTGAAAAACTTCATTCATGGAACTGATGTACTAGACGGAAAAGGATTTATTTAATGGCAAGGTACAGTGGAACAAGTCCGTATAGTGCAACAACTATTGTTGACGAACAATATTTAGATATTTTAAGACCAAGAACAATACCTTCAAGTTCTGATGATTTTTTATACACAATTGAATCACAATATAGTAGAAGACCAGACTTACTGGCTTTTGACCTGTATGGATCACCAAAACTTTGGTGGGTATTTGCACAAAGAAATCCAGACACGTTGCAAGATCCAATATTTGATTTTACTCCGGGCACAGAAATCTATATTCCAAAAGGAAATGCAATAAGAGAAGCATTGGGAGTTTAATCCAATGGCGGGTGCAGTAAAAACAAGAATACAATCTAAAAAAAGAGAAAAACTGATTAAAGCAGGACAGTTAAAGGAAACTGGCGACGGTTCTGTAATGGAAAGAGTTTACAACAAAAAACTTAAATTCAAAAATAATAAAGTCAGTAGAAGCAAAGCAATTAATGATAAAGTTGCTAAAAGCCAAAAAGCAAATGACAATAAAATTGTAGAAGAGGTAAAAAAAATAAATTTCAATAACAAGCACAAACCTAATCCATTACATGATTTTAATAATTTTTCAGCAGTCATAACTTTAATTGCTATGACAAAAGAAGAAGTAAATTTTCCGTATGTGCTCTTAGAGAAAGGTGATTATGGAAAATTTGTAATTGCACAGACGGCTGGTAAAATAGGTAATCGTGCAAACACTAGCACATTTATTGATAGGTCAGTGAAAGGTAATTTAGAATTTTTAATTGACAATTTAGAAATAGATTCAATTGTTGCTCCTACTAAAAGAAACAAACACACACAGGCGACAAACATACGTTTTGAAATCACGGAACCTTACAGTATTGGACTTCTTATTGCCACAATGAAAATACAAGCCGCAAGAGCACAGCAGGCAGATGCTTCAGATAAGGAAATTGGTGCATTCAATCATGTCAAGGCTCCTTATGCTCTATTAATAGACTATGTTGGTACAGTGCCAGGGAAAAAATTTGATCCTGTTTCTAACCAGGTTGTTTCAACCAATAATGAAAAGGAATATCCTAAACGTCACGTGATTCCAATACAATTTCAATCTATACAATTTAGAGCCAATCAAGGCGGAGCGGTATATGATTGTCAGGCAAGACCCCACATGGAATATGGTTTATCTGACATAAACAATAAAATTAGAGAAGATATAACAATTGAAGGTGACACCGTTCATGAAATATTACAAAGTGGTAGCAAATCTTTAATGCACTTTTTAAATCAAAAAGGTGAATATAATGAAAAAGCAAAAAAATATAACATCAGCAATAGAGTTCCAGATGGAGAAGACTTTGTTATACTGTTTCCACCTGAGGAATATAACAATGGAACAGGAAACAAACAATTTAGAGATGAAATTCTGCGTGATGTGTCTGCAGGATATGATACAACAGAACAAGACAGTTCCGATGAAAATGAAAGTCAAAGAATAACAAATCAAAATATTTTACGAAATTATGACCCTACACTAAGAATTGAAAAATTATTGCGAGGCAATAACGAAAATAATGCGGACTTTATGGTTAACGCAGTGAACAAATCAGATGATCTTAACTCAGGTGGTGGAATACAAATTAATCAATTAGATGGCAAAGTATACACCGGCAACACTATTGGGTCATCTAGAATGGTCTGGGATAAAAGTGTTCATAGAGAAAATACAAAAATTTTTCCTGACTTCAATGACAATTATTCTTGGTGGAGCGGAACATATAAAAGAGATGACATAGGCATTAACTTTAAGAAAAAACAACTTACCTTCCCAAAAGGTACTTTAGTTACAGATATTATTGAAATGGTGCTGATATTATCTGAATATGGAAAAAAATTAGGAGAGTCAATAGGCGATAAAGAATCAGAAGGCGGTTACACCGAATGGTTTAGAATTATACCACAATGTTTTGAATTGAAAGATTCTTACATAGAAGCAGTAACAAAAACCAGTCATAAATTAATCGTGTGTAATGTAATGCCATATGGTGTTATGAATTCAACGCTGAAGTCAGATGATCAAACAGTTGATTACATTCAAGAAATTAATAGAAACATTGTAAAAAGATATGACTATCTGTATTCAGGCAGAAATCATGATATCCTAGATTTTGATCTAGTATACAACAATGCTTTTTATAATTCTGTATTAAGAGATCCAAACAATTCACAAAGTGCTGACCCAGGTAAAAAAGGAGAGAACACTATTAAAAAAACTAGAACGACTGTGTTTGGAACAAAGGATAATGCAAGTGGCAAAAGTTCATACGCAAGTGAAGTTCCTGACTCAGCAGGTGCTAACAATCAAGGTACAAATGATGAAGCATCAGAAACATCTTTTGCTAGAGACTTCAATCAACGTATTATAAATTCTGCTGTTGATTTGATAGACGTTAATGTCACAATACATGGTGATCCATATTACCTACCAAACAGTGGTATGAGTAATTACATCAATATGGCAAAAAGTGATGATGAAAGAATTGAAGAAGGTGACAGTTATATGATAAACTCAGACGGACAAATTAACTTTTTACCAAGACAAACTTTAATAGAATTAACATTTATAAGTCCAATTGACATTGACAAGGTTCAAGGCAATTATATTTTTCCGACAGGAACAATAAATGATAGAAACGGAAGAGAAAGAGTAATAAACGAATTTGGTGGAATATTTAGAGTTATAGAAATACGCAGTGAATTTAAAGGTGGAAGATTTACACAGACGCTTAGATGTGTAAGATCTGGAAATATGAATATCACAGATGATAACAGTAACACAATTTCAACAACAACATACGAAGAGAAAAAACCAGCAGAGTTTGATCAAGAAGATTACAGTAACGAAAGTGCATAATGGGATATAGAAACACAAGAAAATCTTATTCAATTGATCCAGCAAAGAATCCTGGACCTTATGAAGCCATTGTGAGAAATGTGCTGGATCCGGGATATGCAGGTTCAATACAAGTTGAAATTTTAAAAACATTAGACAGCGGAGTAACAAGTCCTACACAACAAATTGTTACCTGTCAGTATCTGCATCCATTCTATGGCACAACTAATATTGCAGATATAAATTCAAACACAGATTTTAGAGACAGTCAACAGAGTTATGGTATGTGGTTTGTTCCACCTGATGTAGGGAACCGTGTGTTAGTTATGTTTGTGGAAGGCAATTCCAATAAAGCATACTGGATTGGTTGTATACCACAAGCACTTATGAATATGCAGGTGCCAGGTTCAACTCCAGCCACAACAATGACAGACACTGAAGATCCAGAACTTATTGGAAAAAAATTACCGGTTGGTGAACATAATAAAAGTAGACATCAAGATTGGCCCACAACAAAACCTTTGACTGTGCCTAAGCCAATACACAGTCAAGCAAAATCAGTTTTAGAAACACAAGGACTGTTGGAAGATGAGACAAGAGGTTTGACCACTTCTAGTTCAAGACGTGAAGTGCCTAGCAGTGTGTTTGGTATCAACACTCCAGGACCTATTGACAAAGCCTACAGCAACAGACAACAGAACAGTAAGAATGCTAGATTGGGCGGAACAAGTTTTGTAATGGATGATGGTGATGATAAATTTGTTAGAAAAGTTAAAGCATCTGAAGGAGCATACGAATATGTTAATGTTGAATCAATGGATCAAGAAACGTATGCTGGTGCAGAAAAACAAGCCAATGTTCCACACAACGAACTATTTCGAATACGAACACGAACAGGTCATCAAATACTATTGCACAATTCAGAAGATCTTGTGTACATTGCTAACGCAAATGGCACAGCATGGATTGAGATGACTGCAAACGGAAAGATAGATTTCTATGCGGAAGACAGTGTGAGTGTTCACAGTAAAGGCGATTTTAATTTTAAAACAGACAGGGACTTTAACTTACAAGCAGGAAGAGATATCAATTTAAAAAGTGCCACGGTGAATCAAGAATCAACTACTCACAATGTTCTTGTGTCTGGCGCACAAACAGTAGAAGTTATAGGGCAACAGACAATCACAACTGGCAACACAAATCATTATGCTAATGGTAATATTAATTTAGATGTTGGTGGATTAGTGAACATAGCCAATGGCATTGCTGTCGCAACGCCGGTGTCGCCTTTAGCGACTTGGAGCCTTCCAGGCGAAGCAAATCCAACCATAATGAAACGGGTGCCACAACATGAACCTTGGAGTCATCATGAAAACTATGATCCAATGGCTGTGGCTTTAATTAAAACAGATAGAAGTGAACAGGAAGATATTGTAGTTGCAGAACCAATCAATATTCCAGACACATTTAAAAACGTGAGGACATAATGCCAGAAACAAGTAGAGAAGGAGATTCATTATCCACAGGACATGGTTGCGTAGGCTCCACGGTGCTCGACACTCCTGGTCAATCTAAAGTTTTTGTAGAAAATAAATTAGTGGCTAGAGTGGGCGACCCAACAGTTGCACATCCTAATCCACCCAATCCACCTTGTCCTGATCACGTTGCAAATGTAAATGCTGGCAGTTCAAAGGTAATTGTTGTAAATTCACCTGTGGCTAGAGTAGGTGATAGTGCTGATGCTGGCGCAATGACATCAGGATCAGGTAAAGTGATAATAGGGGGTTAAAAATAAAGTAAATATTGTTATGGCAGAGAAAAAATTATATAAAGAGACAGTGGTAGCAGGCAAAGAGTTTAAAACACAGCCACCTAGTCAGAAAATGTACAGAGGTATAAGCACCGTAAACGAAGCAAACTCTTCATTTGCTTTATATGATATAGGACTTATCAAGCAAGATCTTTTAAATCATTTCCATATAAGACAGGGAGAAAAACTAGAGAATCCTGAATTTGGTACAATTATTTGGGATATACTATTTGATCCACTTACAGATGAAGTAGAGGTAGCCTTAAAAAACAATGTTCAGCAGATTATTGATAGTGATCCTAGAATAAGAGCAACTGCTATTGTTGTTACACCATTTGAATCGGGCATACAAATTGAAATAGAGTTAGAATACTTGAAATACAATATTTCTGAACGACTTAAATTAACTTTTGACCAAAACAACGGATTACTAAATTAAATGCGTAGTTTATGTCATACAATAAATACTGATATTACAAAAGGAAATCATGGCATCTACAGATAGACAAAATAGATTATTGTTAGCAGAAGATTGGACTAGAATATACCAATCTTATAAAAATGCAGAATTTAAAAGTTACGACTTTGATACTATCCGTAGAACGATGATTCAATATATCAGGTCCAATTATCCTGAAGATTTCAATGATTATATTGAATCATCTGAGTATCTTGCACTAATTGATTTAATTGCTTTTTTAGGACAAAATATTTCATTTAGAACGGATTTGAATGCAAGAGAGAATTTTATAGATTTAGCCAGCCGACGTGAAAGTGTATTACGTTTAGCAAGATTAATTAGTTACAATGTTACAAGAAACCAAGCAGGTAATGGTTTACTGAAAATCACAAGTATCGCGACAACAGAAAATATAATTGATAGTAATAATTTAAATCTTGCAAATCAAACTGTTTCTTGGAATGATTCAGGAAATTCAAATTGGTATGAGCAATTTATCAAAGTTTTAAATGCAGGATTAGGAGAAAATGAAAAGTTCGGCAAACCAATCAAATCAGCAAAAATAGATTCAATTCCAACTGCTCAATATAGATTTAATACAGCAACTTTAGATACGCCTGTTTACACTTTTTCAAAAAGTATAGGCGGACAAAGTTTAGATTTTGAAATAGTATCAACAACATTTGATAATGAAAGTTTACAAGAACAAGCACCTAAAATAAGTGAACCATTAAGTTTTGTTCATAGAGATGATGGAAAAGGAAATTCCAGTCCTAACACAGGATTTTTCTGTCACTTTAGACAAGGTGTATTAGACCAGGGAGACTTTACAATTACAAATCCTTCAAATAATGAAGCAGTTTCGATTGATGCAAGAAATATCAATAACACAGATGTTTGGCTATATTCCTTAAATGAAGCCGGCACTGAAGATAAATTATGGACAAAAGTTGACAGTGTAGTTGGAAACAATGTAATATTTAATTCAACAGTCAAAGCAATTAAAGACATTTACACAGTTTTAAGTAGAGCAGAAGATAGAATACAATTAAAATTTGCTGATGGAGTGTTTGGAAATTTACCACAAGGCAATTTTAGAGTATATTATAGAACAAGTGCAAATCAAAATTTAAGAATGGTGCCTGATGATATGCAGAATATCGCTGTAGATATAGATTATATTTCGCAAAATAATCAATCTGAGACAATAACTTTAACATTAGGTTTACAATATACAGTTGATAATGCTACAACATCAGAATCCACAGAGAATATAAAAACTAATGCTCCGGCAACTTACTACACGCAAGGTAGAATGGTGACTGCTGAAGATTACAATGTTGCTCCTTTAGGAACTAATCAGGAAATTATAAAAGTAAAAGCAATAAACAGAACAGCAAGTGGCATATCAAGATATTTTGATTTAATAGACGCAACTGGAAAATACAGTAACACAAATTTATTTGGCAATGATGGTGTAATTTATAAAGAAGAAAATGAAACTGTTGATAATTTTGATTTTACAACACAAACAGATATTGAAGCAGTCATTATAAACAAAATTGAACCTATGTTGGCTAACAAAAACGTAAGAAATTACTACATAGAAAAATTTCCAAAAATATTATTAACAGATTTAAATGCAACATGGGTGCAAACAAGTAAAGACACAAATTCATCTACAGGAAAATTTAATGATTCTGTGTCAGCAGTTGATTATCAAGTAGGTGGATTTACAGCAAGTCAATTGAAATACATTGAACCTGGAGCAATGATTAAATTTGAAGCACCTGAAGGATTTCATTTCATGGCAAATGACGAGCATGGTTTAATGCCAGGATTGCCTAATCATCCAAATGCGATTACGCACAAATGGACTGCTGTTGTCAGTGTTTTCAACGATGGCGCGACAGATCCAGGTACAGGTGAAGGTCCTATTCAATTTAACGACATTATTCCAACGGGTGCTATTGCAACACAAATATTACCTAAATTTTCAAAACAATTATCAAATGATGTAAAGACTTTAATTATTGATCAAACTTTTGCATACAATAATTTTGGATTAAGATACGATGTAGCAACTAGATCATGGCAAGTAATAGACGAAAATAATTTAAATGTTTTTGGTTCTTTCAGCACAGGAAAAACTGGCGATGTAACAAATCAACAACTAGATTCAAGTTGGATTTTGCGTTTTACTAATAATGGTGCAACTTACACAATGACAACAAGATCATTGCGTTATGTATTTGAAAGTAAAAGAGAAGTAAGATTTTTCTATGACAGTGTAGATAGAAATTTTAACATTGTAACAGGAAAAACCTTGCAAGACAGAATATCTGTTTTATCTTTTAACACAAAACCAGATTCAAACGATTCATTCAATATTGATACTGACTTCAGTGTTGCAACAGAATTTAGAACAGCACAAGGTTATATTGATAGTTCAAAACTTGAATTAACACATTTTGATTCCGATCAAGACGGAATCGTCGATAATCCAGATGCTTTTAACGATGTAGTGGCTCCAACGGTAAATGTAACATCTAAATATGTTTTCCAAAAATTAATTGATGGTCAAAACGGCACTCAAAGATATGCGTATGTTGATGCTTCAGAAGAAATGATTTATGTAAGACAAAGTTCTGTTGGTGCAATAGGCGATTATGTTGACGGTTCAATAGTCTATATTGTAGATACAGATTCTTTCAAAAAGATTAACACTACAACAAATACAACATCAGAAGAAACAAATTATATTGCTCATCTAGGAAGAGACAAAGTAAAATTTCAATACGTACACACAGTGGATGGTAATACTAGATTAGATCCTAGTGTAACAAATATTATAGATATGTACGTGTTGACTAGAACTTATGATATCGATTTCAGACAATGGTTAGCAGGGGTAACAGCCACTCCGCCACTGTTGCCAAGCAGTGATTCATTATACAATAATTTTAATGCTTCATTGGCAACAATGAAGTCTATTAGTGATACCTTAATATATCACCCTGTAAAATACAAAGTGTTATTTGGCGAAAACGCAAGTGCTGATCTACAAGCCACTTTTAAAATAGTTAAAAACAGTGAAGAAGTTACCAACGATGCTGATATAAAAAGTAGAGTAATTTCTGCAATAAACGAATTTTTTGCTTTAGAAAATTGGAATTTCGGTGATACTTTTTTCTTTACAGAACTATCTGCTTTTGTCATGTTTGAATTGGCACCAGATATTTCGAACTTTATAATTGTTCCTAAAGCAGGTAATCAAAGTTTTGGAAGTTTGTTTGAAATAAGTTCAGAAAGCAATGAAATCTTTATAAGTGGAGCAAAAGTTTCAGACATAGAAATAATAGATGCTGTAACAGCCGCACAAATTAAAGCCACAGGCATAGTGACAACAAGTTCTACGTCTACGTCATCTTCATTAAGTGGAACACTTGCTTCTAGTTCGAGTGCATCAGGATCTACAAGTTCAGGTTCTAGTTCAGGTTCCGGCTCAGGATCTAGTTCAGGTTCCGGTTATAGTTCGGGAGGCTCTAGTGGAGGAGGCAGTGGGTATTAATGGCATACGAAAACAAGAAAGAATTTCCAGTACCAGTAGGGTCTGAATCTAACAGAAGAAAATCTGCGGAGTTTCTTCCTAAATATTTTAGAACTTCAGCCAATCAGAAATTTTTAAACAGCACACTAGATCAGATGATATCCAGTGGTACACTGGAAAAAATTTCAGCATTTTATGGTAGAAAAAATACACAATCCTACAAAGCAGATGATTATTATGTAGAGGACATAAATGCTGATAGACAAAATTATCAATTTGAACCCGCAATTACCCAAACAGATGAATTAGGTAATGTAAACTTTTACAAAGATTATATTGATTATATCAATCAGGTAAAAAATTTAAATGGTTATGCAGATGATCATTCTAATTTAAATGCACAAGAATATTACACATGGTCACCAAAAATTAATTGGGACAAATTTATAAATTATAGAGAATATTTTTGGTTGCCGTATGGAGCCTCAACAGTTTCAGTAGCAGGTCAACAAAGATCAGTTGTTAGCACATATACAGTAACAAAAAGTGACCAAGGTGACAATTATGCGTATCTCTTTACGCCAGATGGTAAAACTGTAAATCCAACATTAAAATTATACAAAGGTCAAACATACAAGTTTGATATATCAGCACAAGGACTTCCGTTTACAATTAAAACTGCAAGAAGTTCAAGTGATGATTTTATTTACAATGTAGGTGTAAGTCAACAAAAAGTTGAAAAAGGTATTGTAGAATTCACAGTTTCCGACACAGCACCAGACAAATTGTATTATGGAGCAAACAATGATATAAATGCCTGGGGACTTATAAAAATTTACACAATAGATGAAAATAGTGAATTAGATGTTGCAAAAGAAATAATAGGTAAGAAATCATACACACTATCAGACGGCACAGAATTATCTAATGGCATGAAAATTAACTTCAAAGGCACGATTACTCCAACAGAATACGCAGAAGGAGAATATTATGTTGAAGGAGTTGGTGATGCAATACAATTAATAAACGTACAAAATTTAGAAGTTGTGAGTTCATACACAGAAAATACTCCAGTGCCTTTTGATACAACACAATTTGATACTGTCGGCTTTGGAACAGCGACATCATATGCATTAAACAAAGATTATGTTGTAATTAACAAAGCATCGCCAGACAGAAATCCTTGGAGTAGACACAACAGATGGATTCACAAATCAGTAATTGAAGCCAGTGCAAAAGCAAATGGTCAGATTGCTAATGTTGATCAATCATTAAGAGCAAGAAGACCTATAATAGAATTTGAAGCAGGGTTAAAGTTATTCAATTTTGGAACATCAAGCAAAGGAAATATAAATTTAATTGATACTGTAACCACAGATGCAATGTCAGATGTTGAAGGGGCAGTTGGATATCACATTGATGGCGTAGAACTTACAAATGGTATGAAAGTGATGTTCACAGCAGACACAGATCCACTTGTAAAAAATAAAATTTATGAAGTTAAATTTTTAGATTTTACTGAAAATAATATTACAACAAGACAAATTAGTTTAGTTGAAGTGACAGATGCAGACAGTTTAGAAAATGAAACGGTTTTAGTCACCCAAGGTACAAAAAACCAAGGCAAAATTTACTGGTACAACGGAACAAGTTGGCAACTTACTCAAGAAAAAACTAAAGTAAACCAAGCGCCAATGTTTGAACTTTTTGATGACAAAGGGATTAGTTACACAGATGCAACAAATTACAGCAACTCAAGTTTCCGAGGTAACAAAGTTTTTAGTTTCAAAGAAGGTCAAGGTGCTAACGACCCGGAACTAGGTTTTCCAATAAATTATCTTAATGTAAACAATATTGGTGATATTACATTTGATTTTAATTTGGTCAATGACAGTTTTGTGTACGGTGACGACACACAAACAACAGTGAATACTGACACAGCATTTTTAAAAAAGTTTACTGATAGAACAACAAACAGTCTACAAAACGGTTGGGAAAAAGCAGATACTGAAAGTTATCAAAGAGTAGAAAGATTATACAATGTAACTGCAACACAAACAAACGACTTTGCTGTTGATGTGTATGATAAAAGCGGAGATTTAAATGATTTAACTGTAAAAGTTTTTGTTAATAATCAAATTAAAAAAGAATTAACTGATTACACAATTAATAGAATAAATTCTGTTGCTTTCATTAATTTTAATCAATCATTAACAGATGGTGATGTTGTTGTACTTAAAACATCTAGTGCGACAATAAAAAATAAAAACGGACATTATGAATTTCCTAACAATTTAGAAAGTAATACACTTAACAATAACATAAGTTCTTTTACTCTTGGACAAGTAACCGACCATGTAAAAACAATTACAAATGAACTTTCAGGAATTGTAGGCGTTACTCCAGGTGCAAGTAATTTAAGAGATTTTCCAAATGCAACAAAATTTGGTAGGAAATTTTTACAACATTCAGGACCACTCAGTCTTGCAATGTACACCTTACTAAGAAAAGATATTCATATAGTAAATTCTATTTCTTTCAGTCAAGAAGCATACTTAAGATTCAAGAGAGCATTTATAGAAAAAGCAACAAACTTAGGTTTCGATGGCAATGTAGATGTTGCAGTAGATAAAGTTTTAGAAGAAATTAATAAAAATTACACAGAGTCATCTGCATTTTTCCAAACAGATATGTTAGGTATTGGAGCATTTAAATCAACAACACATAAAGTTTTAGATACAAATAGTCAATTCTATGCAATATCAACAAACTTTGATTTAAACAGTTTATCAATTAAAGCAATAAACGTGTATCACAATGGTGAACAACTAATACATGAACAAGATTATGTTTTCACAAATGGATTTGTTAATGTTACTAAAACACTAACACTTGATGATGAAATTGTAATTAGAGAATTTGAAACATCAAATGGATCCTACATTCCAGCAACTCCAACTAAATTAGGTTTATATCCAAAATATATTCCACAAAAATATAGCGATACTACCTTAGTAAATCCTACAGATGTGTTACAAGGACACGACGGCAGTATTATAAAAGCATATGGTGATTACAGAGATGATCTAATTTTAGAATTAGAAAAAAGAATATACAACAACATTAAGACAACCTACAATAGTGATTTGTTAGACTACAATGCTTTTATTCCGAAAGCAAATAGAACAAACTTGTTTAGTCATGATTCAATAAACACTGTATTGTTACAAAATTACAACGAATGGGCAACATTTATTGGAAATGAAGATTATACAGCAAACACATATCAGCAAGATTCTAATAGTTTAACTTGGAATTATTCTAATGCTATTTCACCAACAGGTGAAAAATTATTAGGACACTGGAGAGGTATATACAAAAATTTATTAGGTACTGATAGACCAAATATTACTCCATGGGAAATTATAGGCTTTACAGAAAAACCAAAATGGTGGGAAACTACTTATGGTCCTGCTCCGTACACAAAAGAAAATCTAGTCTTATGGAAAGACATGGAGGCAGGAATAGTAAGGGAACCAAATAAAAAAATTGTTATACTAGACAAATATAAAATATCTAACTTAACTTCTTATATTCCTGTAACAAGCACAGGAACAATCCGAAGTCCATTTGATAGTGGGTATGCTAGAGAAGTAGTTTTAAACGCAACTAAATCAAAGTATTCATTTGGCGATCACAGTCCTGTTGAAAATGCATGGAGAAGAAGTTCTGATTATCCTTTTGCAATATTAAAAGCATTTTTATTACACCAACCAGCAAAAGTAATTGGTATAGGTTGGGATACAAGTAGAGTTAAACGAAATGATGCAGGTCAAATTGTTTATTCAACTGGTTTAAGATTACAACCTTCGGCGTTAGTATTTCCAAGTTCTATTTCAGAAAAAACAAAAATTTTAACTGCTGGACTGGTAAACTACATATATGATTTTGTTGAAGTTAATCTAATCAATAGTTATGCAGATTATAAAGCAAAAATAAAAAACATTCAAGCACAAATAGGATTTAAAATAAGAGGCTTTAGTAATAAGGATAAATTTAAATTAGTTTTAGACAGTAAGTCTCCTACAAACACCGCAAATATTTTTGTACCTGAAGAAAATTATAAATTAATTTATAATACAAGTTCGGCTGTTGAACTCATAACTTACAGTGCTTTAATTATTGAAAAAACAACATCTGGTTATCTTATTAAAGGTTACGATAAGAATAATCCTGTTATAAATTATTTTGCTCCAATTCCAATTACTGCCGACCCAACAATCAATGTTGGTGGAGTAAGTGCATCTTTTGTAAATTGGGCAACAAATAAAAGATACGATGTCGGACAATATGTTAAATTTTCAAACGAATTTTACGCAGTAGAAACACAACACGTTTCAGAAAGCACTTTCGATTTGTCTAAATTTGTAAAACTTGTTGAATTACCTATCGAAGGTGGAACAGTTGCACAATTAAGAAAGAAATTCAGCACAGATATTTCAACAGTTCCATATGGCACAACCTATGAAACTATTCAAGAAATAGTTGATATTATTTTAGGGTACGGGGAATATCTTAAATCTAAAGGATTTAAATTTAATGATTTCGAAAGAAATTTAGAAAAGGTTTCTAATTGGCAATTATCGGTACGTGAATTTATGTACTGGACCACACAAAATTGGGACGCTGGTAGTGTGATTAGTTTGAGTCCATCTGCAGAAAGACTAGTGTTAGAAACGCCAAACGCAACTACTGATAATGTTTTAGATAATTTTTATTCCTATGGCGTGTTAAAAGAAGACGGAAATAATTTAGACAAAAATTTTGTGCGTGTTACAAGGGATAGAAATGTATTTGAATTACTATTAAAAGAAACAATTAATGGAATATATTTCTGTAAAATTCCTGTTGTGCAAAAAGAAAATGTTTGTATTATAGATAACACAACAACATTTAATGATTTAATTTTTGATCCTGCAAGTGGTTACAAACAAGATAGAATAAAAGTATTAGGATACCTGACTGAGTGGGACGGAAGTGGGGTGTCTCCTGGCTTTATATTTGATGAAGCGAAAATACAAGAATGGGCACCATTCACAAAATATGCTATGAGTGATGTAGTAAAACACAAACAATTTTTTTACACTGCAAATAAAAAATTAAAAGCATCAGAAAAATTTAATGAAGAAGATTGGCGCAGATTAGATAATCGACCACAACCTTCTTTGTATGCAAACTTTGATTATAAGGCAAATCAATTTGGTGATTTTTATGATTTAGATACAGATAATTTTGACACTGATCAACAGCGAATGGCTCAACACTTAATTGGTTATCAACCAAGAGAGTACTTAAGAAATATTATAAATGATGATGTTGCTCAATACAAATTTTATCAAGGATACATTAGAGAAAAAGGAACATCAAATGCGTTGAGTAAATTATTTGACGCTCTAGCAAGTGCAGACAAAGAAAGTGTTGATTTTTATGAAGAATGGGGTATACGTAAAGGACAATATGGTGCATCGGATACTTTTGATGAAATAGAATATGTGCTAGATGAGTCAAAATTAAGATTGAATCCACAACCAATTGAATTGACAGACTTGAACACAGGAGCAGAAACTGATTTAGTATATAGAATACAATCAGGTGAGGTTTATCTAAAACCAGACAATTACAATCATAATCCGTTTCCTATAAAATATGACAAAAATACATACATCAAAACTGCAGGTCCAGTAAATCCTATTGATATATCTGTTACAGTTGGAAGTTATGATGATTTATTAACAAGCACCACTCTGACAAACCTAAAAGACGGCCAATATGTGTGGGTAGGAAACTACAATAATTCTTGGAATGTGTTTAGATATTCTAACACAAATCAAACAATTACAAGTGTTGTTGCAGGTTCAAATGGAATTACAGTCACGACTTTAAACAATGCTGAAATGACAGTGGGAGAAATTTTTGTAGTAAATGCAAATGGATCAGATTATGTGCTAAAATGTAAATCAGTATCTTTAAATTCAATTGTGTGTGAACCTAAAACAGGATTCCAATCTATCACCACAGCAGTTGGATTTATTAGAAGACTTGTTACAAGTCGTGTGTCTGACATTGCAGAAATAAATCAACGAATTGTAGACCAAGGATTAAAGGATAATGAAAAATTCTGGGTAGACCAAAGTAATGATGGTAAATGGAAAATTGTAAACAATAAATTTGTCTTCAAACAGCATGACACAGTAAGTTCAACGACAGACTCAGGTGATGTAAGTTTTGGTCAAGTTTTATCAGCAAACAAAAATAACACAATACTATTAGTCGGACAACCAGATGAAAATGATGGACAGATCTATGTATTCAGTAGAGGAACTGAAAGTGCTACACTAAGATTGATACAAATAATTCAATCTCCAACAGTTGATCCTATCTATCAACAAACGGATTTATTTGGTCCTAACAGTAAATTTGGTAAGGCAATGGAAATTTCACCAGAGGGTGATTATATATTAGTTGGTGCTCCAGATGCCAGCAATCTAAAAACAGAATACAAAGGACAATTTGTTGATACACAGAATTATGCAACAGGAAATATTGTACAATACAAAAAACAACTATGGAGAGCAACAAATCAAATAATTGGTGCAGATCCATCAGTGGACTTTTCAACTTTTGATGCCGCTGGTTTCTACAATGAAGCAACTAATTCAGCAATCACAAACCTTTTAATAGGTGATGCTGTACACCCAGGCACAACAACGAATCACCTTTTAGTTAGAGCAAGTGCTGATCAATACAACGGCACAAAAATTGGTGACAAATTGTATATGAAATATTTAGGATTCACATCTGATTACAATCAAGACAGAAACAATTACATGAAGGATCCGAAAGCACCGTTCGGAGAGGATATTAATCAATCAACACTACTAGGTGAACTTTTCTCTTTCAATGCTGTTCCGATAGTAGAAAAAATTGATGAAATATTGAAAGTGGATTTGACTCTGACTGATCCTGTAGTCGGCAATGTGCTTACAACAGACACAGCACAAGGGACAGTGGTATATGTAAACAAAGTTGGAACAAAAACTCTTATCTATTTGAAAGATGTGCAAGGTATATTTTCTAATTCAGACTCAATAAACTTTGGCAATTTAGAAATAGGTGCTTATGATAGAGTAATATCAGAAGATTACAACTACTTAGGTGGTTGGTGGAGAGTTGATTTTCCAACAGCAGTGTCTACAGACTTGGGTGCAGATACATCTAATCATCTAGTAATATACGATATCATAAGACAAAATATAACAAGAATTGAAAACCATTTTTTCAATTCAGTGGAATATCCATGGATGCCTATCTCACCAATGAGTCCAGTTTACGGTGCAGAATTTGGAATGGTATCTTATGCTCAGAGTTATTACATTGATCAAAGCACAAACAGTTGGCAGGCAAACGGGTCGCCAGTTAGTGTATTGAGCAACAAATATTTTATTAGAACAGACGTGCAGACAAGTTATCATGCAATGGGCAAACAAGCAGGTGACCAAATAAATGTTTGGTTTAACACTGTATCTAACAACAGATACACTTTCCCAGGATTGAATATTTCTAATGCTGACACAAATGGATTGAAAACAATTAGTGATGTTTGGGAAGGCTATGTTGATGTTGATTCTCAACCGGACAACAATGCAAACTTCTATGTTCCAACGGTTGGTGACATTGTAAGATGTGATACTACCTACACACAAACAGGAGGCTTTGGCGGAGAAGGAACAGTGGCGGCAATACAATACACAGGATTGCAAAAATATAGATTATGGATTAAAGACTTATCAGGTAATGGTATGCCATTTGTGCAAGGTTCCAATGCAGGCTTCAATGGCACAATTACAGTGGTAGGCACACCAAACAGATTGTTAGGTAACATTGAACAAACAGCATTCACTGACAGTAATTTGCCTGGAACCATTGGTAATTTATTAGTGTTTGAACACACAGCACCTATCAATTTCTCAGGCACAATTACAGAATACTTTGGTAGAGATATTGAATATTGGACTTGGGATGAACTGACATTGGACGGCATCAATGTCTCTGCAAACACACCAAGCAGTGTCAACAGAGATTGGAAACAAGTTTACAATATTCCAATAGGAGAAGGTGTACAGAGTGCGTTTACAAATCAAGGATGTTTCCTTGTGTACGAAAAAGAAACGAACGGACAGTTTTCATTTGCCGGAGGTTACAGCATACCTGATTCTGCAACAGGATTAAGATTTGGATCAAGAATTAAAATTAGAACTGTGGGTAATGAAACAGTGGCTTATGTGGGAGCAGAAGGTGATAACACAACAAATTTACCAGGCAAAATTTATTTTATAGAAAACAGTGCTACTAAAAATTGGTGGTTAGGTATTGATCCTCAATATAGAGGTTTGTTTGATGCCACAGTATCATATCAGACAGGTGAACTAGTGGTGTATAACAATCAATTATACAAAGCAACAACCAACATGGTCCCGCAACCTTTTTATGATTACAATTGGCAATTACAAAATACTCATACAGATTTCCTAGGTTACATACCAAATGATTCAGGAATTGAATTAGAAAATGACAGCACTTTAGATCAAAATAACATGGTGCAGTTTGGAAATAGATTTGATATTGATACAAATGGTAATAATATTATTGCAAATGTATTGTACTCAAATGACAGTCAAAAAATAATTGTTTACAGATTGCATGACAATCATTACTCATACAAACAAACAATTACTGCACCAGATGATTCAGGACCAACAATTAATTTTGGTGCCGATATCAGTATTAGTGGTGATGGTCAATTAATTGCTATTGGGTCTCCTTTAAAAGACTTTACAGATATAGATATGGGTGCTGTTTATGTTTACAAGAAAGCAACAGATGATTCAGGCTTATATGCACTAACACAAACTTTAACAAGTCCTGCTAAAGAAGTAAGTGAAAACTTTGGATATGCTTTATCATTTAGTGGAGACATACTTGCTGTTACAAGTCTAAAAGGCGATATGACAATTGACACAACTTTTGATGGTAACATAACAAGTTTCGATAATGAAATGACGTCATTCACAAAAATTGTACAAGACACAGGCACAATTCACATTTACGAAAAATTTGATAACACATTATTATATTCAGAAAAATTCACCTATGCAGATACAAGCATACAGCAATTTGGTTCTAATTTATTGGTTAATGTTAACCACGTTTATGTTGGAATGCCTAATTTACAATTACTAAATGAAGAAGTAGGAACAACTATTGATTTCCGCAGATCTCAAGATGCGAACAACTGGACTAGTGTACATGAAACAATTGGCGGCATTGAACAACCTGATCTAACAAAAATTAAAAGTGTATTTTTATACAACAAAAAAACAAAAAAAGTTTTAGCAAATCTTGATTATATTGATCCTATTTTTGGAAAAATACCAGGACCAGCAGAAGAAGAAATTTTCTACAAAACAAAATATGATCCAGCCTACTACAATCAATCAGGATCTACAAGGCAAGATGATTTAAATCATTGGGATCACAGTCAAGTAGGAAGATTATGGTGGGACATAAGCAAAGCACAATATTACTATCCATATCAAAGCAATATAATTTTCAACAATTCTTATTGGAACAAATTATTCCCAGGCGCAACAATTGATATACATGAATGGACACAATCAAAATATACGCCTATACAATGGAATACTTTGAGTGCAAGTCCAGAAGGATTATCTTTGGGAATCACAGGTACGGTGTCAAACACTAACAACTTTGTATTAGCAAAACAATATGACAAAGTTGCGGGTGTGTTTACAAATGTTTATTTTTATTGGGTAAAAGGTAAAACATCTGTACCGCAAATTGAAGGTAGAACTTTATCTGCGAATGATGTGGCGAAATTAATTAAAGATCCAAGATCACAGGGTTACAAATATGTTACAATATTCGGTTCAAATAAATTTGCACTTGTAAATTGTGGAGGTTTAGTAAATGATAGAGATGCTGTAATAAACTTCAGATTGTTTAATACAATTACAAATAATGATATTCATGAAGAATATGCAATAGTGACTGAAAATTTAGCGTCTAGTAAAATTCCAACAGATATTGAAACTGTTTGGTTTAACAGTTTGATTGGTTATGATGAACTAGAAAATCAAGTGCCGGATCCTGCTTTGAGTGAAAAATTAAAATATGGTACATTGATGCAACCAAGACAAAGTTGGTTTAAAAACAAGCAAGATGCTTTAAAACAAGCAATTGAAAGAATTAATAGTACATTAATTAAAAATTTAATTGTAGATGAAGTAGATTTATCTAATCTAATTAAATCTGATCCAGCACCTTTGACTGCAACAGGCTTATATGATGTGACCGTAGATACAGAAAAAGATCTACAATTTATTGGTGTTGGTACAGTAAAGACAGCAACATTAATTCCAACAATTGAAGACGGAAAAATTAAATCTGTTTTTGTTTCTGACGCAGGTAAAGGATATAAATTTAAACCAACAGTCACAATTAACACAACAACAGGATCTGGTGCAGTAATAGAATTATTAATCGATATTAATGGGTCAGTATCAAGTGCTGTGGTACGTGAGCAAGGAACAAATTATAAATCTAATGATACAATTACTGTCCGTGATTTCAGTGCATTAGTAAATGCTGACAGCACAGTCACAGGAAAATGGGCAGTATACACTTACACCACAGAGGGTTGGACTCGTGCAAGAATACAAAGTTACAATGTTGGATTATATTGGGACTATGCTGATTGGTATGACGTAGGTTACAGTGAATTAACTGCTATAGATAAAAAAGTTTCACAGACTTATGAATTAGACGCTGTAGAGTGCGCCATTGGAGACATAGTAAAAATTGAAACTGTAGGTACAGGTGGCTGGTTACTATTAGAAAAAATAGATAATCAAGAGGATGTTGATTACACAGTAAATTACAAAACTGTAGGTAGACAAAACGGAACAATTCAATTTAACACAAAATTATATGATTATGCTAATCAAAATATAGGTTTTGATTCTAACAGTTTTGATGTGCAACTCTATGATAGACAGCCTATTGAAGAAACAAGAATAATTTTACAAACTGTAAGAGACAGTATATTTGTTGAAGATTTAAAATTAGAATACAATAAATTATTCTTTGCAAGTGTGAGGTATGCACTATCAGAAGATACTTTAAACGATTGGGTCTTTAAAACAAGTTTTGTTACAGCACAACACAATGTAGGTGATTTAAAACAAAAAGTTACATTTAAAAATGATAATCTATCTAACTATGAAGATTATATTAGAGAAATTAAACCATACAAATCTAAAATAAGAGAATATGTAAGTTCTTATGATAAAATTGAACCTACTAATACATCCTTAACTGATTTTGATTTACCGCCAAGATATGTTAATGGTGTAATCACTCCTTCAAATATTAGAGTAGAAAATAGTGCTTTAGTTAATGCAGACAACATAAACACATTTCCAAATAAACATTGGAAAGACAACATAGGTTTTACAGTTAAGTCTATTAATATAAAAGAAGGCGGAACACTTTATAAAAACGCACCTACAATAGAAATAGTAGGAGGCGGTGGCTCTGGAGCAACAGCAACAGCATACATTAAAAATGGAAAAATTAACAGAATAAATGTTACAAATGGTGGATCTGGATATGTTGGTAATCCAACAGTAAACGTGTTAGGATCAACTACTGGTACAGTTGCTGAAGCCTATGCAGTCTTAGGCGATAGTCTAATTAGATCAACTCACCTAGGCGTCAAATTTGATAGAACAACTGGAGAACTATTACTTGCCAATTTAACACGAACTGAAACTTTCTCAGGCAACGCAAGTCAATTAAAATTCAAATTGGAATGGCCGATGGATTTACGTACCACTACCGTTAAAGTAAAAGTAAACAATCAATTAAAATTAAGAAGTGAATATACCTTCAATAATGATATAGATGAAACTAAATCATACACAAGAAATTGTGGGTATGTTTCATTTACTTTACCTCCGGCAAACAATGCAAATATATCTATTGAATATTTGATTGATCAGGATGTATTGCACACACAAGATAGAGTAAATTTATATTACACACCAACTGATGGAATGCCAGGCAAAGAACTTGCACAGGTAATTGAAGGTATAGACTATGGTGGTGTAGAAGTTCGTAGCATAGGTTTTGAAAACAAATCAGGTTGGGATAATCAACCTTTTATGGAAGGAGAATGGGATACTTTTGATGAAAGTTATGAAGATGAAGTTTTCTATCTAGATCAAAGTACATTATCTTTAACACTTTCTAAAACACTTGAAGCAAACGTACAATACAATGTTTACAGGAACGGCATAAGAGTTGATGATCCTAATTTTGGAACAGCACAACAAACAAATGTCAATGCTGTAATGGAAACAATAATCGGCGATGGTTCTACTAAAACAATAGATATTAGTGCTGTAGAAACAGGAAATGACACAATCATAATTAGAAAATCAACAAGCGATGGTTCATTCTTACCTGATCCTAAAGAAGTTGACACACTTTTACAAGGTGGAGATTTAGCATACTCTACTGCTCAAGGTCTAAATGCTGAAGATATAAATGTAGATGGAGACGGCTTTGTAACTCCAACATCATCACATGGCCCAGAAGAATTTGTACCAGGACAAGTCTTAGATACACTAGACATTCAAGTTTATGACAGAGGTTCAAATACAGGCAGTAAAATTAACAGTTACAATTACATAGGTGATGGTACAACAACCGAATTTGCTTACACAGATTATCCGCAAAGTGCTGAGGCTGTATTTGTTTCAGTAAACAATATTTTATATAACAGCAATTTATTCACAGTAAACTATCAAACCAAAAAAATAGTATTCAATAGTGCACCTGCAAATGGAGATAAAATTAATTTTATTACTATGGGTAACAATGGTGAATCTGTTTTAGATGTAGATGTATTCACTGGTGATGGTTCAACTGTTGATTTTGTTACAAGAGCCAAATTTACAGCAGGAAAAATTTCTGTATTTGTTAGAGTAAATGGTCAAAGAACAGCATTCCAAATAATAGAAACAGACAGTTCATTTGCTATACCAAACAGAGTAGCGATAAGATTTGATACAGCACCGGCAATAGATGCAGTGATTAGTATTTGTGTGTATGAAAGTGCGAGTCAATCGTTTAGTGAAGTAACGCAAAATGAATTTACTGGAGATGGAAGCACAGCAACTTATCAACTGTCGCCAACACCTTTTGCACAAAAACCACTGACAACAAATGTAATTGTTAAAGTTGGAGACAATATGTTAAGGAGTGGTTGGTATAAACAATTTAAAGTTTCAATCCTTAGAGATTATAAAATTGAAAATTGGCAAATTTTACCAGGTACTATAAACGCAACTGATGTAAGAGCATTTTTAAATGATGTTGAAATGACAAGTTCACAATATAGATGGAATCCTGGCAACTCGAGTGTAACACTAGAGTCAGGTGTAGGTGTTGCAGGAGATATTTTAGATGTGTTTATTGATAATGGACAATATAGTGTATCAGATACAGGCGTGTTGACTTTGACTAATGCCCCAACACAAAACACAAAAGTAACTGCATATCAATTCAGCAAACATGATATAGCAGACATTGAAAGAGAACAAGCAGATGTAATTGCTAGATTAAGTTTAACTGTGAACACAGATGATTACTATCTATACAATCAATTAACAAATGGTGTAATTTATCTACGTAAGCCGGCAGTTGATGCTCAATATGTTTGGGTAGCATTGAATGGTGAATGGTTAGCACCAAGTGTAGATTATACTGTATCTAATGATCAAATGAGAGTATTAATTTCAAGAACTGTCAGTCAAAATGATCAGATAGATGTAATGCATTTTTCAGCACCAAGTTTCATTGGAAAATTTGCATACAGACAGTTTAAAGATATGATGAATAAAACACATTTCAAACGCATAGGAAATGATAGACAATATTTCCTTGCAAATACATTGTACTGGTATGATAGAGAAATTGTTTTAAAAGACGCAACAGGAATAACTGAACCAAACATTTCTGCAAGTCTACCTGGTATTATATTCATAGACGGCGAGAGAATAGAATACTGGATTAAGGACGGTAACAAATTACAGCAATTAAGAAGAGGTACACACGGTACTGGAGTTCCTACTCAACATTTTGCAGACACTGAAGTTCACGATCAAAGTGCCTTTCAAACAGTTCCTTACAAAGATGAGTTTATCTCAGAAGTGTATACAGGTGCAAATGTACAAAATAATCAGTTAACAATTTCGTTTACACCAACAAATGTAAATCAATTTGAATTATTTGTTGGAGGTAAGAGAATGCGTAAAAACAGTATTTCACAGTATAATCCAGCAAACGGACAGGACAGTCCTGAAGCAGATGATACTGTGTCAGCAGAATTCACAGTAGATGGTGTAAATCCTGTGATTACATTTACAAATACACCAGCCACAAATGCCAAAATTGTGGTGATACGTAAACAAGGTAAAATTTGGCAAGAAGGCACAGATCCACTGAGTCAGACGAATAATGACATCGCAAGATTCATACGTCAAAAAGAAGTGGCTCCGCCGCAATAAATACAATAGAAATTGGAGCATAAATGAGTAAATTTAATGAAAACAACGGAGTTTTAATACAAGGTCATATCAAGATTCATGACCCTGAATCAGGCGCTGTTTTCGTCAATAAACGTAATGCAATTCATTATGAAAACATGAGTATTGCTTTAGCGGAGAGTGTTGCTAATCAAGGTCAAGGTTTTATTAATTCTATGGCGTTTGGTAACGGCGGAACAAGTGTTGATCCTACGGGTATTATCACATATTTGACTCCTAACAGCACGGGCACAAATGCAAGTCTGTATAACCAAACATATAGTAAAGTTGTTGATGATAGAAGTGTAACAAACTTAGATCCTCAAAGAAATAAAATAGAAACGAGACACGTAAACGGTACAAATTATACAGATGTGTTAGTAACTTGTCTTTTAGATTACGGTGAGCCAAACGGACAAGATGCAGTTGATCAAGCATCGCAGGCAAATAGTTTATATGTGTTTGATGAACTAGGACTTGTTAGTTTTTCGCCAAGTGGCACAGGCAAATTATTGACACACGTAGTTTTCCATCCTGTACAAAAAAGTTTGAATAGATTGGTGCAAATAGATTACACTGTAAGAGTACAAAGTTTGACAGGATTTAACGAGGGGTAATAGATGTCATATACCATAAGTTTTTCTGATGCAGTAAACAAAGGAACTATCACTGTCGAAGACAACACAGTGAATAGTCAGACTAGTTTACAATTTCCTGGAAAAAACACAACATCATATGGTACAATAATAGCGGAAAATTTTCTACACGTATTAGAAAATTTTGCTAACAGCACGGCTCCATTAAGACCAATACAAGGTCAAACTTGGTTTGATACCACAGCAGGTGTAAACCAATTAAAAATTTATGATGGTACAACATGGGTGGCATCAGGTGGACTTAAAAAAGCAATTAATCAACCAAGTGCCTCAGAAAGTATTACAGGTGATTTATGGGTTGATACCGATCAGCAACAATTATATCTATTCACAGGATCAGGTTGGATACTAGTAGGTCCACAATACAGTTCAGGATTAACAACAGGTGCAACGCCTACAACAATCAAAGGAACTGATGATTTAGATTACACAATTATAAAATTAGAAGTTGCGGCTCAAACAGCGGCAATAATTGCAACAGATTCATTTACTCCAAAAATTACAATACCTGGCTTTTCACAACTGCGTCCAGGAATTAATTTAAGTATAGCAAATATAAAAGGTGATGGTGTTGGTAAATTTTATGGCACAGCCGAAAAAGCAGATGCTCTTGTTGTCAGCGGTTCAACAGTTGCGGCAGGCAACTTTTTAAGAGCAGATACAACTTCATTAACAGATTTTCCAATTAAAGTTAAAACAGATGATGGAATAGAAGTAGGTGCCGCAGGATCATTTAAAATGTTTGTTGAACAACAAGCAGGTATAATTCAATTAGGCACACTAGATGAAGAAATAGATTTTAGATTAAACAATCAAGGTACCACAACAACTGTAATGAGATTAAGTTCTGCAGGACAAGTTGGTGTAATGAAAACAAACCCGACTGCTGTGTTAGACGTGGCTGGTACTTTATCCGTGGATGGTATAGTGACAGCAAATGATATCACTGATGCGACTAACATTGGTTCAGGATCACTTGTAGTGAAAGGTGGTTTAGGTGTTGCTAAAAAATTATTTGTTGGTAGTGATACAAATATTGCAGGAAATTTAGTTGCAAACAATATATCACCTTCTGCAAACAATATACACAACCTAGGTTCTACAAATAATCAATATGGAAATGTTTATGCAAATACTTTTGTAGGTAATTTGACAGGAAACGTAAGTGGAACAGTATCAGGTACAGCAGGATCATCTAATAAACTTACTCAAGCATCGACTTTTAACATGGTTGGTGATGTTACAGCAACAAGTTTTACATTTGATGGACAAACAGGTGGCACATCCAAAACTTTTAATACAAGTATAAGCAATTCATTTATTGGCAATCAAACATTAACAACAACAAGTCAAGTAAGTGATGAATTAATAATTAACAGAACACAAGGTACAGCAGGAATATTTAAAACTACGGTTGGTAATATCGTTAACACTATTCCAACACCACCAGTAGGTTCAATTACTTTGTTTGCTGGTGCTACTGCTCCTGCTAATTGGTTAATGTGCGATGGTGCAGAGATCAGTAGAGCGGTATACAGCACACTATATGGTATAATAGGAACGCAATATGGAACTCCGACAAGTTCTGCTGTTTTCAAGTTACCTGATTTGCGTGGCAGATTCCCATTAGGTAAAGACAATATGTCTAATCCAGGTTTAGGTCAAGGTTCAGCGGACAGAGTTACAGCGGTTGCGGCAGATAATTTAGGTCAAGGTGCAGGTGATGAGAAGAAAACAATTACAAAAGAGAACCTACCAGATCACGAACACAATATGAGAGCAAACAATGGTGACCAATTCTTTGCTTCAAGAATGATAGCAGGTGCATCAACAGATAACGAAGTAACAACTAGAGATGGGCCTGATTTAACAAATACAACAGGTGCTCAGCAATTACCTAATTCAGGTGGAATTAGCGGCACAATTGGACAACAAATGGATGTAATGAATCCTTACATCACATTGAATTATATAATTTATACTGGAGGCATTTAATGAGTTATAAACTAAACAAAACAGATGGTAGTTTACTTGTTGATCTAGTTGATGGTCAATTAGATACTACTTCCAGTGACTTAACACTTATAGGAAGAAACTATTCAGGTTTTGGTGAAGTTTTAAATGAAAACTTTATTCAACTTTTAGAAAATTTCTCAAACGCAACAGCGCCTATTAATCCTTTAAGAGGTCAATTATGGTTTGATACAACTGAAAATAGATTAAAAGTATACAACGGTTCGGCTTTTGTTACTTCAGGTGGTACAACGGTATCTAACACACAACCAAACATGGTTGCAGGTGATATGTGGATCAATAATGAAACAAGTCAACTGTATTTCTTTGATGGAACAAATTTAAAATTAGTTGGTCCAATTTATTCTAACGCTCAAGGAACTTCAGGATTTGAAGTTGTAAGTTTATTAGATACACAAAACGTTACGCAACACGTCATTAAAATGTTTGTTGCAGGGAGTTTGGTAGGTGTTCATTCAAATGCACAATTTACTCCGGTAGCAACTGGCAGAATTACTGAACTTGTAACGGGAAGTAATCCAAATGGTGAAATACAAAAAGGATTCAACACTGTAGGCACAGGTTACAAATACATAGGCACGTCTTCTGTATCTGAAGCATTAATTGATGGTAATGGCACAATTAGAAATGCTGATAGTTATCTTGTATCTGATGGTGATGATACAACAGTAGGTAAAATTACTATTCAAAAAGATGATGCATTACGTATTGGTTTAAACGGTAACACTGACATAGGTTTTACAAATAATGCATTTACAATTTCAAACCAACGAAATGGACAAGATGTAGAAATAAAAGTAAGAAATCCAGCAGAACTATCTGCATTTAAAATTGATGCATCTAACAGTAGAATTGGAATTTACAAAGCATCTCCTACAAAAACTTTAGACGTAGGCGGAGATGTTAATATTGATGGTAATCTTGTTGTTGCAGGTACAACAACATCCATAGATGTACAAGATTTAAGAGTAGAAGATAAAAATATAGAACTTGCAATCGACAGCAACGGCAATATAGGTAACGATGCGGCAGTAGATGGTGGCGGTATTATATTAAAATCAAACCAAGGTGACAAGTCATTTGTATGGCAAAATGGAACAGGCAGTTGGACAAGTTCTGAATTTATAGATTTAGCGGCAAGTAAAGGAATTAAAATTAATACAAATACAGTTTTAACAGAAACAGCACTAGGTGCCAGTGTAACTCAAGCACCTGGTTTAACAATACTTGGAACTTTAACACAATTAGTTGTAGATGATGTAACAGTAGATGGTTCAAGTGTGTTTACTTCGGCAAACAGTTTGCAATTAGGAAGTAATGGTCCAATCACGGTATTGAACAGTAACAGAATTACAGGCGTAGGTTCACCAGTTAATGATTCGGATGTTGCAACAAAAGGATACACAGATGGTTCTACAGTAATAGGTCTTGATATGAACGTTACTGGACTTAACATGGCATCACCTTATAATGATGTTAGAGATGAATTAGAAAAATTATTCCCAGCAGGTGGTTACACATTAGCAAGTCCTAATAGACCAACAAATCCTAATTTTGCAAACAGTGTGATACCAGCAAGAGGACAAGGTGCATTGGCTAGAGTAAGAGCAGTAAACTATGGTTCAGGCGGTGGTTTCAGTATTCCAAGCATACCTTTTGCAGGTTTGAAAAACTTTACACCAGTTGATCAAACAATTACTATACAACAAAGAACAATACAAACAATTACAACTTACAGTCAAGATAACAGTTTAGGTACAACAACAAAAATCACTTGTTCTGCATCACACTTTTATGAAGCAGGTCAAGCCGTTGTAGTGTCAGGCACAACATTCAGTGGTGGAATTGCAACAATAGATGGAAATTACACGGTACAGGCGGCTGAATTTTCAGCAGAATCACCTAACTTTGTATCATTAACGATAAACTATGACTCACAAGCGTCTGGATTAAATGGTGCCAATTACAATGCGGCAAGTGGTACTATTGAAAGAACACCTGTTGTAGGAAACGCAAACAAACAGGTAGTAGAAGACTTCTCAGACCCAACAGGCGTTACTGGACAGGTTACTTTTGCACCAACAGTAACAATATTACAGTTTGGAGTAAACAATGGAGTATGGGAGTTTGACAGAACAATACCGTAAAGACGATAAATATTACGAAACAAGGGTACTATGGCATATATTGTAAACAAATTTGACGGAACTTTAATAGCAACTGTGCAAGATGGCACAGTGGATCAAACAACTAATCTAAGATTCATAGGTAAAAACTATGCTGGATATGGTGAAATACAGAACGAAAACTTCTTACATCTATTAGAAAACTTTGCAAGTGGTAGTCAACCAAGCAAACCAATTAGTGGTCAGATATGGTTTGACACATCAAACAGCAAACTCAAGTTCTATGATGGTACAAAATTCAGAACAACTGGCGGTGCAGAAGTAAGTACAACTGCTCCGGGTGGTTTAACAACGGGTGACTTTTGGTGGGACTCAGCAAACAGTCAATTATATGCTTGGGACGGCACAAGTTTTGTTCTTGTTGGTCCACAAGGTACAGGTTCATCTGTTACACAATTTACAACAAGACAAATTAAAGATTCTTTAGGTGCTAATCAATTAATAATTGAAGGTAAAGTAAACAACACAACAGTTGTAATTTTCAGTGGCACAGAGTTTACAATTGGAACGTCTGATCCAAGTAACACAATAACAGGTTTTGATGTTGTTAAAAAAGGTTTAACTTTAGTAAACACTCAAGCCGCAACAAGTGGTATTACAACTACTGACCACAGATATTGGGGAACAGCATCTAACTCAGATAGATTAGGCGGATTCCTTGCTTCAGATTATATTAGATCAGGATCAAGTGCTTTTGCAAGTGTAGTAAGATTTGGTGATGCAGGTTTTACAGTTGGTGATTCAAATGATTTAAAAGTTTCAATTGAAAATGGTAATGAAGGTGCTATTGCAAATGAAATAGGAACAAAAATTACTCTTAAAGTAAATGCAAATAATGTAGTAACAAGTATTGCCGAAGTAAATGAAGATGGAATTATGCCAGGCACTGGTGTTAAGAATATTGGTGCAACAAATGATAAATGGTATGAAGTTCATGCACAATTCTTAAAAGGATTGGCGGACAACGCATCAGGTATCTTATTTGGTGGTCAAACTTATTTAGGTGCAACAACAGCCGTTAATAATACGGTGGCATTAAGAGATGGGTCAGGCAAAATTACAGCAAATATTTTTGACGGTGTGGCAACATCAGCCAACTATGCTGACTTGGCTGAAATATATTCTACAGATAAAACTTACGAAACTGGCACAATTATGGCAATTGGCGGTGAGGCAGAAACTACTGAATACGATAGAACCAAAAATTTATTTGGTGTAATATCTGAAAAACCAGGATTTTTGATGAATAAAGATGCTGATGGACAGGCTATTGCTTTTGTTGGACGTGTACCAGTCAAAGTAAAAGGCCCTGTTCAAAAAGGAGAAAAAGTTTTTGCTGATGATGGTGGTGTTGCAACTACTACCAAAAAAGGAGAATTGGTAGGCTTCGCCTTACAAACTGATCTGAATGAATCCACAAAACTTATTGAGGTAGCACTTAGATTAATAAATAATTCGTAGGAATAGAATTCAATGGCTTTAATAACAGCAAATAGATTTAACACATTAAGACAATCTGTAGATAATGTGCTAGGAAATGGTGCAGGTGATACAGGTTATGGACAAGCATTAACAAGTGCAACTATCAATGTTGGTGATATTATAAATGCAAGTCATATTAATGCTGTGTATGAAGATTTAAGGAAATGTTACAAACACCAAAATGGTGGTGACCCAGCAAGTACATTAATTCAAGCAGTAACACAAGGTGATCTAGTTAAAGATACAGACGGTGTAAATTATACTGGTTGGGATCAATATGAAGCACTGGCTACTAATGTTTCCACAAACAGATTGACTGTGGCAGGTACGCAACAGACTATTACAACTGCAATGACAAGATCCAGAGGTAGTTGGAATGGCACTATCGTACAAGTATCTGACGTTGCTTTCGCTAGTGATGATGCAAGAAGACACTTTTTTAACCAAGGTGGCTTTATCAGAATTTTAGCAAGTACGTCAGACGGAAGTTCATTAGGCAACAGTTGGCAAAATATGTTCAATACCAATGCTGGTAATGTAGACTTAAAAGCACATGGCACAACAAGATCAGGCAGTGGAGGAACAGTTTCTAATGCATTAGGAAATTATGAACTGTCTGGAGCATATCAGTACATATATCAAAACTTTGATGCTGGTGGAGGTGCTTACAGTGCCAATGACTATTACATTGAGGCGTATGCGGCAAGTGGTAGTTTAATCAAAATCAGACAAACATGGAGAGACCAAAAAGGTGGCAATCCAGATGAAAATATCTCCAATTTAACAGCGACTATTCAATGTGCAACAGCAATTACCGATGTAATTGGTACTGCACCAGGTGTTACTAGTGGTTCTGGTACTACTTTATAATTCATTTCATTGACTAAAATCCAAATTTACGCTATAATGACAGTACAAAATTATGAATCAATCGTTCGAAAAATCAATGGCTTATGCCAATCGTATGAAAGTGTTCAACAATCAACTTAGATTGTTAAAAGAAAAGTATCTAGAAAAGAACACCCACTACACTCAAGGACATCAATTTACAATAGATTTACATCTCATTAATCATTGTATTGCACTGAAAAATTTAAACAAACAAAACACAGTGTTGTTAGATGACTATCAAATACCTGTGCAAATAGAAAACATAGATATTTTTTATGATGACATAATGGACGTTTACCAACGTAATCTAAATTCTTATCTTGTTGAATACAACGAGTTGGTAAAGGAAAAAGGTGAAATTTAAAAATGTCAAAAGGAATTGTTTTATTTGCCCATAATAATGATGCCATTGATTATGTGGCTCAGGCAGAATTCTGTGCTAAAAGAATTAAAAAACATCTAAAATTACCTGTAACCTTAATCACATCTGAAACAGATATTAACAAAGATGTATTTGATAATATCATTAAAATAGATAATCCTAATACAAATCAAACTAGAAATATGCATGACGGAGACATTCGGAAAAATGTTTTATGGAGTAATCACACAAGGTCCACAGTATTTGATTTGTCTCCCTATGAGGAAACAATAGTAATGGATACAGATTATATGGTTGAAAACGACACACTACTCAAGGCATTTGAAACAAAAGAAGATTTCCTGATCAATTATGACGCACAACACATAGACTTTGAATCAACTATGACTAATGAAATGAAATATATTAGTGATACTGGAATTAAAATGTGCTGGGCAACAGTTTTTTATTTTAAAAAAGTAGAACGTGTACGCAATCTATTTGTGTTAATTGATCACATTAAGCAACACTGGAGTTTTTATAGATTTAGATATCAATTGAAAGAACTAACATTTAGAAATGATTATGCTTTCAGTATAGCAATCCATATTATGAACGGATTTACAAACAGTGATTGGCCCAATAGATTGCCTTGCAAACTATTTTATATTACTGATAGGGATAAGATTGTATCATACACAGACAATACATGGACTTTTAAATTGCAAAGTGGACTTAAATGTTCTATAAAAGATATAAACATCCATGTTATGAACAAATTAGGATTGGAAAAATTTATAAATGAGTAGAGGCTTTTTAGTTTTTGTGCAAGATAATGGCGATGTAGATTATTTAAAACTTGCCACTGCGTGTGCTATGAGTATAAAAAAATTTATGCCACAAGAACAAGTGTGTCTTGTTACTGATATCTTTGTGCCCGATAATTTTAAAAAATATTTTGATATTGTTAAAGATATCCCTGGAGAAGATTTAGCCAAGAACTCCAAATGGAAAGTGCAAAACAGATGTAAAATATATGATGCATCACCATTTGACGAAACTATTGTGTTAGATGCTGATATGTTGGTGTTGGAAGATATCACTCATTGGTGGAAAGCATTATCTAATTACGAACTTTACTATACAGACAAAGTAAAAACATTTAGAAATGAAATAGTGCAGGACAATTTTTATAGGAAAGTATTCGAAGCAAATGATTTGCCAAATGTGTATTGTGGTATGTACTACTTTAAACGCACTGAAAACAATCATAAATTTTTCAATTTATTGAAAGACATTGTCGAAAATTATAATTGGTACAGTGAAAAATACACTGCTCAACACACACAAAGTTGGTGTAGTATGGATGTGAGCACTGCTATTGCAATAAAAATCAAAGATATTTCTCATCAGGTATTTTCTAAAAAGAATTTTTTAACATTTACTCATATGAAACCAAACATACAAAACTGGTTAGCACAAAAAGATAGTTGGTTAGAAGTGATTGATTATAACTTAAACAATTCAAACGAACTTATGGTAGGTAATTTTTTACAAAAAGGAATCTTCCACTATGTTGAAAAAAGTTTTATAACAGATAAAATGATGGAGCAACTGCAATGAGACCACCGTTGACATTTGGCAATTACAAACCTGAAATGAAATACTACTTTAGATTTGATCCAGATAATGGTGAAGTTTTAGAATTTAGTATTGAAAAGAAAGGTAACTGTGTTGAAATATCAAAAGAACTTGCAGATAAGTTGTATGCAGGACAAACAAATTTCATTTTTTATAAGGTCATTTTGGGCAAAGATGGATATAAAGCAGTGCCTAAGAATGCCGTTGAAAACAAAACACACACTGAAATTCAACAAAAGGATATTGTGAATACTAATTTATATGAAATAAAATCCAACAAAAAAGACTCTTGTATCAGATTCAAATTAGATATGTCTAAAAAGGAATGGTGTATATCAATAGATGAAAAATTAAAAAAATCATTACAAGATAATGTTGATCCTAATAACGAGTATGAATTTTTTACAACCAACAGCAACAACACATCAGTTCCAGCATACAGTTTCAAAATTAAATTACAAAATTTATTTGAAAATAATGTAACAATACCTCATCCTGTTGATTATGTTCCAAAAATATTTTGTAGAAAAGTTTTTAATTATGCATTGGAGATAAAATAATGGTTTTAAAAATTGCAGACATAGACTTTGTATTTTTAAGTTTCGATGAGCCAAATGCAGATAAAAATTTTGCAGACTTAAAAAAGAAAGTGCCATGGGCGAAACGTGTGCATGGCGTTGCCGGATTTGATTCTGCACATAAAAAAGCAGGTGAAATATCAGACACAAATCGATTTATCACAGTAGATGCTGACACACAGATTGATGAAGAATTTTTATCAATGATTGTTGACTATAACAGTTTAGGTATAGATGACACATACACATTAAGTTGGTGTGGAAAGATTGATCTCAACGGATTGCAGTATGGTAATGGCAGTTTAAAATGTTGGACAAAAGATTTTGTAAAAGCAATGAAAACACATGAAAACCATGACGGTAAAAATAAAAATGTAATAGAATTTTGTCATAATCCAAAATATTTTCAATTTAATGAAAATTTTTCAACTAGTTATGTGAATGGTTCGAAATATCAGGCATGGAGGGCTGGTTTCAGAGAAGGAGTAAAAATGAGTTTAGATAAGAATGCTCCACTTAAAAATTTAAAAGATGCTTGGTGGCAAAATTATCAAAGGTTACTTGTATGGATGTCTGTAGGGCAAGATTCTGAATATGGATTATATGCAATTCATGGTGCTAGATTAGGTTGTTATCTTACAAGTTGTACTGATTGGGACTTTACAAAAGCAAACAATTACAGTTTTTTTAAACATTATTGGCAATATGATATACATGACGGAGGTAATATTAAACCAGATTATTACAAAGATATAATTGACATGGGACAAAAAATAATTGATCAACATGACATACCGTTGAGTGCCGAGCCGTTCAGTGTTGAACAAAGTAGAACATTTAAAGAAGTTTATTTGAATACCCCACGCATTTGGAAAAGGAGATTCAAAAGTGTTTGACATAATTTTTATATCATATCAAGAACCTAATGCTGATAAAAATTTTAAGCATTTATTAAGTAGATTTCCTATAGCACAAAGAGTGCATGGCATAAAAGGAATACATCAAGCACACATTGAAGCGGCTAAAAAAGCATTAACAAAAATGTTTTGGGTCGTTGATGGAGATGCGATTGTGGAAGAGGATTTCAATTTTGATTATGAAGTGCCTAAAAAAGACATGAACGCAGTACACGTGTGGAGAAGTCGCAATCCAGTTAATAATCTGGTATATGGATATGGCGGTGTCAAACTTTTACCCAGGGATTTGACGTTAAATATGAGTATAGGAACTACTGACATGACTACAAGTATAAGTGATAGATTTAGACCAATGGAACAAGTATCAAATGTTTCTGCATTCAACACTAGTCCTTTTAACACTTGGAAAAGTGCTTTTAGAGAGTGTGTAAAACTATCTAGCAAGGTCATTGACAGACAAGAAGACTCTGAGACAGAAGCAAGACTAGATGCTTGGTGTAAGTCAGATGATCCAATTGCAGTTGATGGAGCCATTGCTGGCAGGAAATATGGAACTGAAAATAAAGATAATAAAGAAGCAATATCTAAAATAAATGATTTTGCATGGATAGAACAAATTTATAAAAATGGAAAATAATTTTAACATACCTTTTAAAAACATAGTTCAATTTGGACAACAAACAATGTTGGATTCAAAACTATTTTCAGTAAGTTGGATCTTAAGTAGATTTTGTAATTATGATTGTTCATATTGTTGGCCTTATGCACACAGCAAAAAACCTGATCATCGACCATTAGAACAATATAAAAATACAATAGACGAGATAAAAAGACAAGCAAGGAAAAATGGATTTTCTGATTTCCATTTCAGTTTCAGTGGTGGAGAACCTACTGCATATAAAAAATTTTTAGAATTAATTCAATATTATAGCGGTGATAACGAAGCAGAATATCAAAGTATTCATATGACAACTAATCTAAGTCCTGGTATAAAATGGTGGTCACGTTGGATAGATGCAACAAGGAAATTATCTCGTAGATCAATCACAGCAAGTTTCCATCATGAATTTGCAAACGAACAAGAGTTCGGCGACAAGATACTGATGTTGACTGATCATGATGTTTTTGTAACAATCAATCAAGTGATGGTGCCAGATCTTTTTGATGAATTGTATGCAAGATGTAAAAGATTTTGGGATAGAGGTATCAATGTCACACTGAAACCTATGAGTGATCCTTCAGCAAGTTTTATTGTAGATGGTTACACTGACAAACAAAAAGAATTATTGCAACAAGGCTTTCCTCAACAGTTTCCTAACAAACAGTATAATAATTATGACAGTTTTGAATCCAACTGGGCAGACGGAATAGATAATAAAATATATCAATTAAAATTAATAGACAAGGAGAAAAAAGAATATTTCCTTGATCAGGCAGAAAGATTAAATGCTTTCGGATTTAACAAATTTAAAGGTTGGAAATGCAATGCTGGTTTTCAAAGTTGTATTGTCAGAGAACCTGGAGGAGAAGTAAAAAGAAGTTATAGTTGTCACGACCAACCATTGGGCACTATTGAAGATGGTTTTGATTTGTTTAATATGCCTATGCCATGTCTTACTCCTAGTTGTGTCAGTAGTGCTGATAGTAAAATACCAAAAAGGAAAATGGCAAATGTATAATTTTACAGATATTAGAGATGTGCATCTAGAAATTACTAGCAAGTGCCAGGCGAAATGCCCTATGTGTCCAAGAAGAATAAATGGTGGACCTATGAATCCATTTATAAAATTAGATGATATTACAATAGATAGATTCAAAGAATGGTTCCCAAGACATTTTATACAACAATTGAATAGTATGTTTATGTGCGGAAATTTAGGTGATCCGATTATAAGCAAGGATACTTTAAAAATATTTGAATATTTAAGATTAGTTAATCCACGTATGAAACTAGCAATGCACACAAATGGTAGTGCAAGAGATCAAAGTTGGTGGAAACAATTGGCACAACATAGAGTAGTTGTTACTTTTGGTATTGATGGATTAGAAGATACAAATCATCTTTATCGTATATCCACAAACTTTAAAAAGATAATCGAAAACGCCAAAGCATTTATAGGCGCCGGAGGATATGCTAAATGGCATATGTTGGTTTTCGAACATAACGAACATCAAATAGAAGAAGCAAAACAGATGTCAATAGATTTAGGTTTTAAAATGTTTACCACGAAAAACACAACTAGATTCAAAGATGATTATTTTCAGGTAATAGATGAAAAAGGACAACCTTTGCACAAATTAAGACCGTCAGAAAAAAGTAAGGCTATGAAGCCTATGATGGAGGAGGCAAGTAAACAAGTTAAAACAAATATTGTGTGTAAAGCAGTCAAGTATAAACAGATTTATGTAAGTGCTTGTGGAAACGTATCACCTTGTTGTTGGCTCGATATGGAATGGCTACCGCCAATGCAAGAATCGAGAATAGATTATATGAAAAAAATAAAAAGATTTCCAAATCTATACAAAGAATCCTTACAAGAAATATTCGAAAGTAACTTTTTTAGTGATATAGAAGATACTTGGGAGATTACTCCTTTGCAAGAATGCAGTAAACAGTGTGGAGCATTTGATAAGTTAGGAGCACAATTTGAAAATTAATATAAAAGACGTGCTATTCTGGATGGATGCTATCAGACAATCAGATGACAGATACAGAACTCTAGAAAGTTTTTGGAAAGGTCAAATTAATAGTAAAATATGGCTAATAGATCATTTAGAAAAATACTATCAACATTTACCTTATAATATATTAGTGTGTGGTGGTTGGAACGGAGTATTAGCAACATTATTATTCAACAGTAATCTTGATATCACGCGAATAGTCAGCATGGATATAGATCAAAATTGTGAAGAGATAGCATATACTATGAACAAAGATTATGAAATGCAAGGCAGGTTCAAAGCAATTACTTCAGATATGTTGACCTACGAAGATTATGGCAAACACAATTTAATAATTAATACGGTTTGTGAACATATGACTACTGAACAATATAACCAATGGTTAGACAAATTGCCTACAAACAAAAGAATAGTATTGCAAAGCAATGACTATTTTAGTCATAAAGAACACGTAAATTGTAAACAAACTTTAAAAGAATTCCAACAAGATTGTAATTTAAATGTTGATATCGCGGCTACTATGCCAACAGAAAAATATAATAGATTTATGATAATAGGACACAAAAAATGAAAGAACCAGTAAATTTTTCAGATAAGGTTGCTTATAAAATTACAATGTTCTTGCGTTGGATTGCTGATACGTTTTTTAAAAAACGTTATGGACACAGGGCAGTTGTTTTAGAAACTGTTGCAGGTGTGCCTGGCATGGTTGCAGGTATGTGGAACCATTTAAGAAGTTTACGTAAAATGAAACCAGATGATCGAGGTTGGATTAAAACTTTGTTAGCAGAAGCGGAAAATGAACGTATGCATCTGATGATTTTTATTAGGATTGCAAAACCAAATTGGTTTGAACGTTGGATGATTATCACAGCACAATTTATTTTCTGGCACTTCTATATGTTCTTGTACATATTTTTTCCACAGTGTGCCCACAGGATGGTAGGTTATTTTGAGGAACAAGCCTGCATTAGTTATACAGAATACTTAAAAGAAATAGATGAGGGAAGAACAGAAAACATTAAGGCGCCTAAAATTGCTATTGATTACTATAATTTGCCTAAAGACGCAAAGTTGCGTGATGTTGTTATCGCTGTGCGAAAAGATGAAGAAGGACATAGAGACGTAAACCATGAAATGGCAGATCAAATAAGAAGGAATAGAGCAGGACTTATAAAATGATAATGAGCAACAAAGACATAGAAGAGTATCATAATATTGGTTTGGACACTGCAACAAAAGTGTTTAACAAATTTAAAGATGGAACTTTAGATTATCTAGAGTTAGATTTAGATTTTAATGATTACAAAGTGAAGCAGGAATTTAAAAACATTGACTCTTATTATGTAGAACACAGAGAAGATGAATCTCATAAAGGTTGGGAGAGTTGTTGTTTACATGGATTAGATATAGATAAGACAAGAGTGGCAAAAGAATATGGTTACAAAGATGAACTTAATGCTCCTTATAAATGGACAAAATTGCAAGACATGGCTCCAACAGCAAAAAAATTCTGGGAAGAATTTCCAGCAGAAAGATATAGTAGAATAAGATTTATGAAACTAAAACCATCAGGTATGATAGATTGGCACAATGATGATCCTGGTACAACATTGCCAGATGACTTATGCGAATATCTTATACCTATTAATGTTGCTGTGTTACATCCTGCCTTATGTTATATGGAAATTGAACCAGAAAAAATTATTCCGTGGAAACATGGCAAAGTGTTTTTAGTAAACATTTTAAAAAATCATAGAGTGGTAAACAATTCGAATGTGGATAGAATACACATGATTGCCCAAGCACACATCGGAAATAAAAGAAAAGCATTTAACGAATTACTAGATAGGAGTATACAAAAATATGGCGTTTCTATTTGAAGCACAAACAAAAGAAAAGAAAAATATTGTATTCATTTGTAACACAAATTTTCACCAGATAGATAATATCAGTGCAAAAGAAACAATTATGAATATCGCTGAGTATCAAATTAGTAACATTACTAGTAAAGGATATGATTGCTATGTTGCAATAAGTGAAGACACGACCTTACAAAAAGTGGCAGACGATTATGATTATGCAGTGTGTTACAGCACAGATACAGAATTTGAAGGAGATAAATTTTTTGAGCATCTACATGGACTTATTAAATCAGAATTTCTTGTTGCAGGACATATCTTAGATAGAAAAGAAGGTTGGTATGAAATTCATGAACAATGCTATGTAATAAATTTAAAGAAATACAAAGAATACGAATGTCCTGAAATAGGAGAATTCAAAAGAAATGCAGAACATTTCGAAACTGTGCCTATTAGGAGTGATGAAAATTTTCATGATAATCACACTCCTCTTTGGATTAAGCCAGGAACCGAAATGATAAAATATAAACACAAATGGCACGGATGGAATCTATTAAGAGTAGCCTTCGACAATAAAGAAGAAGTGATTGTATTCGATGAAAATATAAGACATTCTAAAAGATGTTATTATGCCGCACACGAAACTGATTATATCGAAAATAGTAGTCATATACTAAAAAAATATAATCTTAGTGCCAGTAGATTATTTTACCCTATTAACACAGAAGAGGTGGTATCCTTACCTGATTTTGTCGGTCCTATCAAACAATTAGTTACACCTGCAAGTGGTTTTAACTGGTTAAAATACCTAGATAAATATGGTTATAACGAAGATACGGAAGTTATATTTTATGACTACAATCCTAATGCTTTATACTATATGCAGACTATAATTGAAAAATATGAAGGTGGAGATTTACATAAATTTCTAAAACAAAACAATACTCATAGGACACCAGACTGGATTAATAGCAAAAAAGATATTGCAGATTATATCAGTAAAATAGGAAATTTGTTAGGAATAAGAAGTAAATTAAAATTCAAATATGTTGAATGCGATTTATTGAATGAATTTAATCTTAAATTTAAAAATGACAAAGGCACAATTTTAAATATTAGCAATATATTTGCTTATGAACCAACAGCGGCAGTGGTGCCAACAAAGCAAAGGGTATTCAGAGAAAACAAACTTATTAAATTACTCCATGAAAAATATGATAAAATTCATTTAATAGCATCTATGCACTCATGGACAGGCTTTGTAGATTATCCTATGTTAGCAGGTCCAGTCACTAAATTTACACCGTGCGATATAGAATCAATGAGAGCACCGTTATGGCGTTTTGGAAAGGATTGGAAAAATCCAAAGGATCCTCATGAAGAAGAAGATGAATAACAGTTGTACTTTCTGTATGCATCCTTTCACAGGACTTGCTACTAGAGAAGATGGGGCAATTAAAGTTTGTTGTCGTAGTCTTCCTATTGCTAATATCAAAGATATGAGTTTAGAGGAAGCATGGAATTCCGATAAAATGAAGCAAGTAAGAAAACAAGTGCTCAACGGAGAACGACCTGATGTATGCCAACCTTGTTTTGATTTAGAAGATCAAGGCGTACAAAGTTTACGACAAAGACATATCACGGATTCATCCCCCGAGTCAAGAAGTAATTTATATCCTAATGCTTTAGATACTTTGAGTGCAGATTATTCTATGCCTTTTCAATTGCCGACAATGGAAATAAAAATAGATAATTTATGCAATTTAAAATGTAGAATGTGTAATCCTTTGGACAGTACACAATGGAAAGATTGGAGCAGTATAGTATCGCATTATGAAAAGGAAGGCAATTATCTTGTGGAGGCAGTGAAAGGATTGGGATTAGAAAAGGCACCTTATGTAGGATTATTTGAAGACAAATCACACTTTTGGGAAAATTTAGAAAAATTACTACCTTACTTTAAAAGAGTTGAATTTGCAGGTGGAGAACCTTTAATGGCTCCTTCACATTATAAAATTTTAGATTTACTGGCAAAAAATGGAAAGAATATTGAAATAAAATATGCAACAAATGGAACTACTCTTGGTATCAAAGGTGGTAGAAATATATTTGAGTATTGGCCTAAATTTAAAAGTGTTGCTGTCAATGTAAGTATAGATGGATTGCATAACACATATGAATACATTAGAGGAAATAGTAAGTTTGCAGATGTAGAAAACAATATTAAAGAAATGAAGAAAATTCCAACAGTCAGTCGTATTGTTGGAGCATTTACAGTTCAAGCAAATAACATCTTACAAATAGACAAAGTTATTGATTATTTTTTGAATGAAATGCAAATTGTGTTTTATAGTCATAGAGTAAATTATCCTAGAGCCTTATCGGCACAAGTTTTACCAGAAGAATTAAAACAAGCAGTGGTTGTAAAACTAGAAGCATTGAAGAATAAAGTTAAAGACTATAAGATGGTCAAAAAATATCCTGTGTTAGAAAAAATTACTTTACAACAGATACAAGACAATATTAATTTTTTACAAGCAAGAGACCTTAATCATTATTGGGAAGACTGTGTTGATTTCAATAAAAAATTAGATATCTCACGTAAGCAAGGACCTTTTGAAAAAATTAATCCGGAGTTTGCCGCTTATGTTTAAAGTTGAACATTTATATAAACACGTACAAGGAAGCGTCAAAGTAGAATGGAATCTTGGAAAACGTTGTAATTATGATTGTACATACTGCCCTGCAGAGATACATGATAATACAAGTAAGCACACAGACATAAAAATTTTAAAAGGAGCAGTTGATGATTTAATAGCATCTATGCCTAGTAACGATACAAAAGTAAGAATTAGTTTTACAGGTGGAGAACCCTGCGTACATCCAAAATTTTTACAACTTTTAGAATATGCAAGACCAAAAGTGAGTTGGTTAAATGTAACAACAAATGGAACCCGTACTCCAAAATATTATATGCACCTTTTAGATAATTTGGTTGACCATTTGGTATTCAGTATGCACTTCGAATACGATTACCAAAAAGTACTGAATTCAATTTTAAGGGCCGCACAAGGGTCTAAAAACAAAAATATACTTGTACACGTAATGATGCTTCCTGGACGTTTATACGACGTCAAAGACGTTTGCAGACACCTTTCTGATGAGCAAATAAAGTTTGCTCTAAGACCAATACGTTGGACTCAAACTCATGATATTTTTGAAGACATGAATCGGTACTCTCCAGAAGAATTAGATTTTTTGAAATTGGAAAACCATAATCCACCACACAATGTTTTGATAGACAATGGACCAAAAACTTGCAACGTAAATGATATGCTTATCCAAAAAACTAATCAATTTAAAAATTGGAAATGCAATGCAGGACTTGAAAGTTTAATGATTAATTGGGACGGAGTTGTTCACAGAGCAACTTGTAGAGTTGGCGGAAGTCTAGGAAACATTTACAAAGGAACGTTTAACAAACCAACTGAACCTATTAATTGCACAAGAGATTGGTGCACCTGTGCCGCTGATATTAATATTACAAAAGTTAAATCCTAACTTTATCCAATAAACTTTCTGGCTGACACATACAAGTATTTGTTTTATCACAAATTTTAGGTTTTATGTCTGGATCAAATTTTGAAACAAAATCTTTATCATAAATGTTGTAGTTGTCAAACAGTCTTGTTCTACAAGCACCTGTAATAATACCTTCAGGATCAATCATCATACTGTCTACGCCTATATTACAACGCCATCCATAGAAATCATTCTGTTTGTTTAGAACAATCCAATTCCTATTAACACGTTTTTTTGATCCATTTTCAAACACAACAACAGGATTATCTTTTAAATGTCTTCTATTTTTCCATATGTGCCATATGCTAGGTCGTCTTTTTGTAGGCTTGGCTACAAATGCCCGTTGTTCATCTGTGTAGTTGATTGTTTCGTGCATAACTTCCATAGCACTGATAAACCATGGGTGTTTACTTGTTTTACAAGTTTCAATCAGTGCCAAACACTTGTCCCATGCAGAAGGATCCATCAAAACCATTACATTTGGACTTCTGCCCATCTCATGTAGTGTGTCACTTACTTTTACAAAATGTTCTATGTCTACTTCTTTGTGATGACAACTTAATAAAATTTTATCAAACACAGTGCCGAACTTCTGCCACCATCTTAAAGTTCTACTACCATTACTGCTTATAGTGATGTATGCAGGAATATGTTTTCTTATTTCAGTTACAAATTCTCCTAACTTGGGCCACAGAGTAGGTTCACCTCCTACAATGTGTAATTCTAACATTTCTTTGCCAACTGCTTTGTATTTTTTGAATAGATGCTTAAAATTTTCTACTAGTTGCTCCATGTCGTCAGTCCAACGATGTGTGCCTTCATGCGATCCCTTGAAACAATACCAGCAATTAAAATTACAGGTATTTCCTATCATAAACTCTATACGCAGTAAATTTTTAGGTTGTGGATTATGTACCTGTACTATGTTCATAGCAAGTGTCCTATTTCTGGAAATATGTTTTTAGCATTTACACCACGTATTGCATCTAACTTATTGACATATTCTTTGAAACCTGGCAATAGAAATGAATTATCTTTCTGATTCATATGTGCCAATACAGCCTCCCAACGACGCCAACCATATGGATTATTTTTCCAATACTCATCGTCTTTTCTATAATTGTGCCATAGCCAATCTTTAAATTCTAAAAATCTTTCTTGTACTTCTTGTTTGTCTTCTTTGGGTAATATTTGTATGCTTAAAAAAGTTGGTATGTACAATAAGTGCATATTAACAAGTCCACCTCCCATTTGCACATCGCCAGGCACTGTGCCTAAATTTAATTTTTTAAATCCACTTTCTACTTTCCATTTCATAAAGTCAGGCAAATGTTTTACATTAAAAATTTGTATAGCAGTTGCTAAACTAGTTTGTATATTGTCTGGAGTGTTATCTAACATCTGTAAATTTTTTTCAACAATATCCCATTTAGTAGGAAACCTTATATATTCATCACGTTCTTTTATTGCATCCATACTCACAGCAAATTTAACTTTTTTAAATTTACTCCATAATTCAATTAAATCTTTGTCGACTAATATTCCATTTGAATTGTAACGCAATAATATTTTGTCTTGATAGCCTTGTCTGATTATTTCTTCAATAAATTTTTTGTGTTCTTTTATCATTAAAGGTTCACCACCAGCAAAATAAACTTGTTTAAGTTTAGGAATTTGTTTATACATCTCTTCCCAGAACTCAGGCTTTTCATGCCAGAAGTTATTAAATTCTTTCTTATCCCATTGAAGTTGATCCTTCACGTGTTTATCTTTTAATTGTGGCATTAATTCTTTCCAATCTTTTACCCATTTACTACTGTCGTGGGGTGAACACATTACACATTTTATATTGCAAGTATGACCTAATCTTAAATCTAAATATAATAAATCCTCTGGCACAGTTCCATCTTCTTTGGTTTGCTGTATTAATTCAGGAATATCTACACCATCTTTATACCATGTGCCTGTTTCCCATACACGTTTACTAACAACGCCAACTTTTTCTTCTTCAAAGCATTTACTACAACTAGAAGGTATTTGTCCTTTCAACATTGTGGTTCTTACACTTTTCATATACGCATTATTCCAAGCACTCATAGGAGTATCTTTTCCGAAGTTTGCAGGCGTGCCATCTTCCTTTTTGATTATTCCTACTTCATGGTCGGAACCTGCACCACTGGCGTTTGCTGAACAGCACAATCTCATATCTCCGTTAGGTCTTGTAGCAAAATGTATCCAAGGCAATATACAAAAAGTAGGACTACCTGACACAGATTGCAATTCTCTTTGCCATTTACCTAATTGTGTATCCTCAGGATTGATCCAATATTCTTTATTGTCCGACATTTAATATCCTATACATTTTTTCTGCCACAGCATTATTACTTTCCTGTCCAGGGTGCATATCATCTGTTGCTTTATCATATATTGTTATTCCATCATTGTGCCAATTACTGACATTTATAAAATCAATTTTATGCCTTTCCAATTCATTTGGCGTGGCAGGATAATGAATATATCTTACGCCTAATTTATTTAGATGCAAATCTGCGTGTTGAATGTTAAACCAAGATTTCATTGCATAATCTTTTTCATCTAAAAATTCTACCCATTTGCGTTCCTGATGTGTTTTATTCCATGGCCCTAATCTGTCTCTGAATAATGGAAACTTATGTTGATTATTAAACAACATATCTCTTACAAAATGACTCCACATTATTATTACAATATCATCTTTTTTGAAATCAAATTTTAATATGGTGTATAAAATTTCCATATTACTACTTCCAGGAAATGATTTGTTTACAAGTTCCATTTCAAGTTTGTTTGCTAATGTTTGTGCCCATCCTAATTTACTAGGTTTGAGATGATGGAATTGATTGAAGAACCAATTTTTACAATCTTCTAATCCAGTTCCATATGTATAAGAACAGCCAAACGTAATTAATCTTTGCATTGATTTTCTCCCCATTGTCGTTCTTTACACCAGAAACATTTTCCGCACACAGGCACGGGCGACCCTGGCACATATGTCTTGTAATCTAAGTCTCCAAAGATTTCAGGATATGTGTCTCGATCACCTTCACAACTTCTAGTAAGATTGAATAGGTCCATTATGCCTAATTTTTTAAATTGAGCAACTATCCAATCCTTCTGTACATATGTGAACGGGTGACAAGCATAGCCGCCCATGTGTGGTTTGATGAGTTTTTCTAAAGTCTTATCACCAATAGTATCTATTAAAACATCTCTGTCTAATAGCCTCTCATCAAATTCTTTGTCAGGATTCTTGGTCACACCGCAAAACCAAGCATCCAATTTTTCTGTGTGAGCCACGTATTCTGCGTGTGCTCTTAATTCTATCTGGTTACCGCTTTTAAGTTTTCCATATTCGTCCATAATGTTTGGACCTTTTGATCCCCATTCTAAATCTGGGGCAATAAAATTTTCGTGTCTTGTGAACTTAATTGTTGGAAAATTATCAACTAACCAATGGTATACATCTAAACTGTTTTGTTTTTGCCAAGGTCTAGTTTTCCAACATCTAATATTTGTAATAATGTGAACTTCGGATGTATAAAGTTTTTGTGTGATAATACTGCAAAGCAACACTGCCATCAAGGCACTGTCCGCTCCACCACTCAAACTGATGCCAACCTTTTGCCATCTTTCAGAAAATGGAAATATTACTCCATTTATCTCATGGAGAATATTTTTGTAGAGACTAGTTTGATAAACTGCTTTTATGTGTTCATAATCTGGCATAATTGGACATTAATATTTATCGTGTTTAAGTACGCACATTTTTTTTCCGATAAGTACAGTATGTTGGAAAGAATCAATACCAAAATAGACGCCAAATCCATTTTTGATATCACCAAACAGTTACCGCCAGGTAAGAATGTTTTGAATAAACCCACTGGTGATTTCTTTTATGATGAATGGAAACTTGAAGATAAGTGGTTAGGCACACCTGTAGATGACCTTTTAGGTAAATTACCTAATCATGGTGAGGCAAGAGTGATTGTTTTATCTCCAGGACAAAGTTATTGTGCCCATGCTGACATAGATGATAGGTGGCACGTTACACTAGATGCTGAAGAAAGTTACCTAATTGATTTAGAACACAATAAAAATTACAAATTAGAAGTTGATAACGAAGTTTATGAGATGGATTCGGGTAGAATCCACACAGCAACCAACTTTGGCTTCAAACCACGATATCAGTTGGTTATACGCAAATTACTGAAAAGGCATCAATTGCAAGAGCCTACTAATTGCACAATTGAATTAATAGACCCACCATACAATGTAAGATATCTTTTTGATAAAAGTTTCTCTATCTTATTAAACAAATTAGAAAAAGAAGGAAAAATTAATAATTTTAGACGCACTAATAATAATTCTATAGCATTAGATATAGAAAAAGAAGAAATAAAACAATTACTTGATTTAAAAAACACTTGTGGTTTCCAATACAAAATAATTTATGGAAAATTTTAAAAATTTTTACAAATTTAAGGGAGGACTCGCTGTGACGAATATGCTTTACGAACCTCTTGTTAGCAACAACAAAAAAATTTTCTGCATGAACTGGAATGTAAATGAATATTTTGACAACGCAGAAATGACAGAAGAATTATACAACTTTTGGTTTAATCAAGAGTTAAAATATCTGTTGCATTTAAGCAACAAAAAATATATTCCTGAAATATTATTAATTGATACAAAAAAACGTATCATAGAATTTAAATGGTATAATAAAAATCTTAATGTTATGATAGAAAACAACACAATCAACAAAGTTAAGAATTGGCAAAAGAAAATAAAAGCAATTAAAGATGATTTGGAGAAGGATAACATATTCAAAATTAATATGTACCCACACACTTTCTATTTTGACGATGATGACAATGCATACATAATGGATCTCTATGGTTGTACAGACAAGCACACAAGATATTTGGACACAAAATATCTAAAACCTCTAATAAGAACTAATAGATTTGATAAATTTATAATAAACGACCAATTAGACACACACGAATTGTATAATGAAACTATTAAAACTAACTATGCAGAATGGCCGGGAGATTTTTTAAATGCTTGAGTTTGTAGGTAATTGTAATCATATCCTTAATTGGAATGAAATAATAAATGAAGTAAAAGATCAAGAAGGTAAGTGTGCCTGCAAGTATCTACCTGTGTCAGAAGTGCCAGAACTAAAAGAAATTAATGATGCACTGGGCAAATACTGTCAACCATCTATAGAATGGATCAACTATTACCCAGGCAAAGAGTTTTCAATGGAGGTAGCAGAGAAGTTTGGAGAATTTGTTGGTGCTCCTAGAATGATTAAGAGTTGGATATCTAAAATATATCCTGGAAAGACTGCACCATGGCATTGGGATTGGGACGTTGACTGGAAGAAATACACAGAACAAGGCAATCCTGTAAGATTCACAGCAATGATTAATGAACCTGCACCAGGACACGTGTTTATTGTAGGTGATGAAGCATTGTATAATCAGAAACAAGGAGATGTTCACAAGTGGCCTGACTTTAAATCATATCATGGCGGAACTAATTGTGGACTTGTACCTAAATTTAATTTTAATTACTTGGCATACTCAGAATGAAACAATACATAGGAAATTGTAGTGATGTGATAGACTGGAATGCAGTTGTAGACAGTGTTGCTAATTCTAAACCAGCATATCAAGGACCAAGACACACACGAAATGATGACCTGCCTGGCATAAAAGAGATCAGTGAAGCATGGGACAAGGCAGGATACACACTGGCATCAGATGGTGGCACAGTTGGTTGGGATATGTGTATACCCGAAACTAACTTTGATAGAAGTGTTGTGGATAAATTTTCTGATTATGTAGGTGTTGATGTGTTAAGTTGTTGGGTAAGTGTAATACATCAAGGATATCATGCTCCATGGCATTGGGACACACAGGACAACGAAGAAGAATTAAAGAAGTTAGGTGCTATTGAAAGATTTCATGTGCATATGCAGGACACACGTCCAGGACATATACTAATTGTTGAAGATGATTTGTACTACAACGCAAAACAAGGTGATGTATACAAGTGGCCAGATAGAAATGCATGGCACGCCGGCAGTAATTGTGGACAGAATCCAAAATATATTTTTAACTTCTTCGGAACAAAGAGATGAAAATATTAATTACAGGACATACTTCACCTATGGGCAGTGCCTTATACGAACATTATAAATTAATGAACGAAGTGCTAGGTGTAAGTAAAAATGAAGGGTTTGATTTTACAAAAGGTGATCATCTAGATCAAATTGTAGATATGGCTTTAGCGAGAGATGTATTTCTAAATGTCGCACACGTAGATACTGCACAATCAACTCTAATGATGAAATTAAAACAACGCTGGAGTCCAGAAGCACCATTACGTAAAGTTATCACTGTAGGATCATTGGCAACAAAAGTCGATAAAAAATTATTAGAGCAGGTTAATATTGACAAGCAATATCTTAAAGATAAACATCACATAGATGCAGTCAGCAACGCAATAACAAATGAAAAGCCATTTGGCGAACAGTTACATTTTACTCTTGTGCGTGTTTTAAACTACGGTGAAAAAACAGGTGACCGAGCAGGAGAACCTACTTGTAGTGTAGAGGATATCTGTAGAACTTTTGATTATATTATAAATGAACCTATGTATATAGGTAAGTTAGATATTCGACGTAATTAATATTCAGATAGATTATCAATACCTAATTGTTTACGAAACTTGTCTGTAAACACACAATCAATTCTTAGGCCATATTCCTGTTCAGCATTTACTTCGCCGCCATGCCAGTCTTGATCATTCCAAAATGCGGCATTAGAATTAATGTATACTTTGTTTTGCTTTTCAGGATCCCATATATAGAATCCTCTTTTTGTGTTGTGTCTTATGTGTATGAATTCATTCTTGTGTCCACTGTACCCCTGATTGTCTCCATGTTTGCCATCAAGATCTCTATGTTCAAAAGGTTTACCGTCGTGTTCACAATGGAAGAATATCACTCTGCCTATGCTTTCTATGATGCCCGTGTTTACTAATTCTTTTATCCAGTTTACTAAACC